TCTTCTCACCGATGTTATCGTTGAACACACAGGCTTTTGGCAATAAGATTTCGCCATATGGCTGATACGCCTTGAGCGTAGTCCCGAAATTCGCCATTGGAGCGGTAACGGCTTCATCACGATACCAGTAAACAAGCCTGACGTAGGAGGCGCCGGAGGGGATAAGGATCGGGTCGGTTGAACTGTTTGAGGGATAACCCATGCCGAGGCTTTCGCCGCTTCCGGCAATGGCTGTTTTGTTTGCCGTATAGAAGCAGTAACCGTTGTGGTTGGTGATCGAAATGTAGTCGCCGACATGCTCTGTCACATCGATGTAATCCGTCATTCGCCAGTAGTTGTAATAGGAGCCGCTTGAAAACGCCTGAATGCTGCCGTTGGCGTTGGTAAAGCGAGCCGACGTGACAAGACTTTCGTCAATTAAGTTGGGCGAGATCTCTCCTTCAAACGCCGGAAAGGCCATTTTTTTCTGACTAATGCTGCCGTCCTGAACCGAAGTCGTGGCCTCGGGATGGGCGTCGAGCCACGCCGCAACTTGTTCGTCTGTAGCAGAACCGTTGTCTACTGATGCGCTTGTCGTTCCGTTTTTGTCTGTTACAGTTATCGCCACACCAGTAGAGGTTTGAGCAACACTTACCAACGGAGAATAACCATCAGCCCCTGTTGCTCCCGTAGCCCCTGTGGGGCCAGTAGCTCCATCTTCACCGTCCATCACATCAAAAGCATGCACACCGTTTTTATCGGTGACTGTGACACGGTGACCGTCCGTAATTTCCGTGATTGCTACAGTAGGAGAATAGCCGTCTGCACCCGCTGTGCCCGGAGACCCCGCAGGGCCAGCCGCACCGTCCTTACCGTCTTTTCCATCCGCCCCTTTAATCTCAGCAGAATGATCCGAAAGCCATTCAGAAACAAATATTTCGACTTGTTCATCTGTAGCTGTTCCGTCTTTTCCAGCGGGACCGGGCTCACCTTGAGGACCTACTGAACCTTGTGGGCCTTTGATGTTGATAGGATCAGGGTTTTCTAATCCTTTATCATTTGTCCACGAAATTATACCTTCAGAAGAAACCGACGGAATAAAAGTAGCCCCGTTTATTACAGGAGGATTAATTGCAGCACCAAGAGAATGAGTATTGATATCTATTGTTAACTTCTCACTCATGGCTTGGCCTCCACTCTAAATACACCATCGCGAATGATGTTACACATAAACATTCCATTGCGATACCAATCAAGGATATAGACGTAATCATCAGCAGGGAGCCGGGCCGTCTCGGTACTGGTAATCTCAAGGCTGAATGTGTTATTTTCGATATCGGCATCGGCAAACGTCTTGTCCAATACCGTTTCTCTGTTGCTCAACTTCTTCACTTTGAAAGAAATCAAATCACCGGCCGCCAAAGTCGTACCTCTAACGGTAATCGGCAATGTAAGGCCATAATCACCTTCCACCATCGAAAGGTTAGTTTGGTTGACCTTCCACATATACGTCTGTCCGCCTCACTTTCGTAACATTTGGTTGACACGGCTCTGGATCACATTGTAGTTGTATCCAGCTTTCTCGAGCTTACGGCGACGTGTCCAACCGTTGCCCCATTTACCGGCGATTACTTCTCTTGCGATCTGATCGAATACCAAATCGTTGACCTTTGCCTGGACTGCAGCATAACTGTAGCCAGCATTGGTCAGACGATCCTTCCGCTCTTGGCCGTTCCCCCACTTGCCTTCGAGAACCTCCTGAGCAAGCTGATCAACAGTCTTGTTGTGAGGCTCGTCCTCAAAGATAACCGTTGCAGTGTACTGACCATCCTCATCAGGCTCGCCGGATCCAATCGGACCATACTTCGGAGTGATGAAGCCTCTGATGTACTTTCCATTGATCGACATTGTCCTCTTGCCTACTGCATCGGAGAGGTTTCCTTCGATCGTCCGGAAAAGCTGCTCACCAACCTCAACGATCAGGCCTACATGGTCCGGATTGCCGGTGTTGTCTCCAATACCGTTATCGTCCCAATCGTAAACCACAAGATCGGCAGACTGAGGTTTGTAGTTGTCAGCTTCGACCCAGATCCCCATTGCCTTTGCTCTGTTGACCATATCGGGAACCGAAGCAGACATTGGGATGATATCCGTCAGTCCACACTTGACTGCCAGAGCACCGATAAAAGCTGCACACCAAGGATCGGTGTAGCTCATTCGGTAGCCATTGGGGAGAGGCCTATGGCTGTTATACAGATCGATGATGTCCCGAAAGCTCCCGTCTGCTTCTTTCTTGCCCAACCAAGCATTTGCCTGATTAACCATCTTCGCTCTGCCATACACCAGCCCATAGCCAGTATTGCCAGCACTGGGAGCAGCAGATGTGCTGTCAGTGCTTTGCGCTGTTTTCAGTGCTGCGTATTTGTCCCACGTGGCTCCATCGCCGTAGAACACATCACAGTCCAGATTGCCACCATAACCATCCAGACGTCCAGTACTGGTCCACTGCCACATTGCGTAGAACGGCCAATACTTGATCACCGGCTTGCTACCGGCATTGGACATATCGTGGTTGTAATCGGGCTGCATATCTCTGTACTTTGCGATCCACAGGCCATTGTCGTTTGCTACGACCTGAGACCAATCGTAGCTCTGACAGGTGGACTGATTCATGTAGATCATAGGCTTGACACCAGAAAGCTCTTCGACTCGCTTCAACCATCTGAGTGCCCATCCTGTGTTGGCCCTGCCATTGCTTTCCCAGTCCAGCACCGGAATGGCAAGACCGAAATACCCTTTGGTGTGTTTATAGAAGAACTCCGCCTCTGCCTCTGCACTGTTGTATTCAGGTCTGGCGAAGTGATAAAAGCCCAACTTTTTGCCGAGGGCCTTTGCTTGCTGGAAGAACTTGTCACAGGACTTGTCAACAATGCTCAGGCCCTCAGTCGCCTTGACGATAACGAAGTCACAACGGACTTTGCTGAGATCAAGACCGGCCTGCCAGTTGCTGACATCGATACCGTAAAGGCTCATTGCTTACTCCTCCTCGTGTTCGTACTGACTGCCCGGCTCAATCAGAAAATCGACTTTACCGGGGACAGCATTGCCTTTGTTGTACTCTGCCGTACTGATACCAAGGAGGGCACCAAGGAGAGTACAAACGATCGCGACCGTCTTGGCAACCTCATCAGCATACGGCCAGCCCCAAATTCCCGAGAGACCGACATATGCAGTTGCGAGAGCCGGGAGGACGATCATCACGATCCACTTCAGGATGTCGTACGCGCCATTGTTCAGTTTCATACTTATACTCCTTTCGTTTTATGTCAACCTCGTCTCGAGTGGAACTGCTTGTCCTTCAGGTCAGCAACCGTTACAGTGTCAAGACCGTACCAGATTGCACTGAACGTATGAGGGTCAATGTTGAACTCGTCGTAGATTGCATTTCCCTTTTGGTCTTTCTTGTATGTAAGGTCTCGGAGCTCTCTGATCGTATTCCGACACTTCGGACTGACATAGATCTTTCTGAACCTCTTAACCTTACGTGTATTGCTCAATCGACTTCCGTGGAACTTGTTTCTGCAAGCCCTGATCGGGAAACCACATTGACGATAGTATTGGATAGCTTTCGGATCTTCGTTATCAGCTATGATCTGCTTCCCATACCCTTGCTCGTTCATCTGGACGAGCTTGTCCTTCAAAGCAAGCATTTCAGGTAGGACTGCCATCTTGTCGTCTGTCACATGGTTGATGTAGATTTCATCCCAAATGTACAGATCACCTCTGGCACTATCTACAGACATACAAACCACAGCATTGTAGCTTTCCTCAAAACCGAAGTCGAAACCGAAGTACTGATTGGCAGGACCAAGCTCTTTGATCCTTTGCTTGAACAGCTTCGGATGCTCTGGTATGACAACCTGAGGAAGCACTCGTGTCCCATTTGCACCGAATCGTCCCCATCGGGCAACCATGTACAAAGGGAAGTCGTAGTTCTTCAACTTGTCCAGTCGCTTGAGGTACTTTGGAGGGAGCCAAGGGTTGTCAGTTGGTAGGCTGTGGTGGTAGTAGGTGTCTCCTTTGACTAATACCCTCTTATCGTACAGCTTGTTTGGATCCAAGATGATATGCTCATCACCATCGTCGTCCAACCGAACGAAGAAGTGGTTGTACACCCAATTTTCCTTGCCTACTGGATTGCAGCTCAAGATGAAGTGCATACTTACTTGCGGCGTACGAATACGGCCAAGAAGCTCCTTGTATCCATTGTAGGTGATCTCGCTGCATTCCTCCAACCACACAATACTGACACCGTTGATCGACTTGACCTTCTCTGGCTTGTCCATCCCCTTGAAGATGATCTTGCTTCTGTTGTGGAATAGGAATCGCATCGGGCTCTTGTATGCCAACACCTTGTTTGGATTCCGTCGGTACTCTCTTGGGTCAGTTGTTAGCAGCCCCATGTCGTCCAAGATCTCACAGAACAAGTCGTAGCAGCTATCTTGGATTGTGTCGTACACCTGACGGATCACCAAAGCAGTCCGCTTCTCCTCTAACAGCTTGAGGATGATCTTGAACGCTATGTTGTAACTCTTGCCACTGCCATAAGCACCGATCAACAAGTACGTCTCATAGTCCCAGTCGAACACGAACTCCTCAAACGCAGGTGCTATCTTCTTGACGATCCTCACAGCCAGTCACCTCACGTCTCATCATCGTCCACCCAATCGTCTGGCCATGCGTCGAGGTCGATACTGTTGCTGTCGTGTGCATGCTGCACTGCACTGTCAGACTGCCGTTCGACATCGTTCGACTCATATAACACCTCGGTCGATTTTTGGACGTTCCTTTTTTTCTTCTCTCTTTTCTCTTTTGCTATTTTCTTTTTGGCTTCTTTTTGCTCTTGTTCTGTTGCCCCTCTGATTGTGATACCAGAATTGACTTCATCTTGCCACTCCTGATCCTCTTCGGTTTGTTCTGCTTCGGCACCGTAATAGACAGATGTGGACTTCTCCTCACCTGCTTTGCTTCCAGCCCTCTCAATTACGATCCTGACATCTGTATCTTGACCAAGATCGTCCAAAAGGTTTGCTCTTGCAGACTCAGCCTTCCACAGGTTCGGCTTACGGTTGAACAACCATGTCTTGCAAGCACCAACATGAGGTGCTACATCAGAAGTGGTAACCTCCTTGATCTTCTCGACCACCTTGCCACCACGAATGACAGTTGTCAACTTGACTTCCTTAGTCCGATAACCAAGGGCAGCTTTCAAAAGAGCATTTTCGACTTTATAGTCAACCAGCTCTCGGCCGGTATTGATTGCCTCACGGATCTCTTCTTCTTCATTCATCCACCGTCTGAATATCGTGTGGTGAATACCTATCTTATTGGCAATATCTTGGACAGTATAACCGTCCCTTGCCCAACAATTCAGAAGAAGTAGATTGTCAGGTTCGAGCCAGTAATCCTTACTGAGGTTAAAACCTACGTTATAAACCTGTCCCATTATTGCATCTTCTCCTTTTGTTGTCCAATATTACATCCTTGTTCAGCTCCTTTCAAATGGCACAAAAGACCGAGCGCTATTGGTAGCACCCGATCTCTTGCGTTCAGCCTTTTACCTTTTGGCTGGCCTGTTTAACTTTTAATTTGTGAACCATACGGTTTCAACAAAGTGTAGAAATCTTTTCTTCGATGGCCAATGCTTGTTTTCTGCAGTCCTTCAACATACCAAACAGTTTTGCATCGAACTCTTCGTTAGGTTCAAGGCTGAGAAATTCAGCAAGCACTTCTTGTGCCTCAGCATAGATCTTCAACTTCTGTTCTGTCAGCCTTTTAACTTCCTGTTCTTGCCACTTTTCCATCTCGATTGTCCTCCTTATTCCATATTACCGATTGCACGCTGAACATCACACCATCTTTTGTACGGCAACTGGAAAAGACCTTTGTCGTTCTTTCCATATTCCTTGCAAATGAAGTACGCTTCCCACAGAGCCTTCTGTTCGGTGTTCAGCTTGGTGTACTCATCATAACGAGGAATGTTCCAAAGAACATCAACAAACTTGTGCCAGTCTTCTTTCTTGATGGAATACCACTTGGTATGTGCCGACACACTGTAACGAGTCTTGTTGTAAGCCATTGTTCTGCCCTCCTGAGCTGTACTCGAACCGTTGTTTGATCTTCTTGATCTTGACTACATTATACAGGATGGATCCAAGAATGTCAACAGCTTTTCAAAATTTCTTTTGAGGACTTTTGGGGATCCTCAGATTGTAGCCAAACTATATTCCCTCTCAGACCGTTCAGAATCGTTTCTAAGCGATTTTTATTTTGGAAATGTCTTGGCACAGCCTTGGACCTTAAATCCTCTCAGAGGCGGCCAGAATCGCTCAGGAAGGAAATTAGAGCTTTTCCCAAGATCCTTGTCCCAAAACCACAGGAGCAACAGAAGTATTCCAACTTCCCTCGACACTCCGATCGGCTACACTCTGGATCATCTCGATGAGCTGGCTGCCATCGTTGCCATTGGTGCACAGCATTGTGATGAAACCGAGACCAGAACGAAGCTCGTTGTTGTCCTGACGAAGTTTTGCTTTCTGGATCGTCTGAACATAGATCACGATTGCGGCACCGATCAGAAGGACAAACAGAACGATAGATACGATAGCGAGAATAGTTGTTGCAGACATTTTGATTTCTCCTTTTTACTTTTTGTTTGAGCACTCACTGCAGATTCCATATTCACATGGTTGGCCTGTCTCCATACAAAGCTCAATCTGCTTGTGCTGTTGTGGTTGTTCGCACTCCGTCTCAAGTGCTGCTTGTGCTGCTTCCAGCGCTTCTTGGCGTTTGACGAACTGCTCCTGCTTTTTGACACCTGTCAACATAAGTTGCCGCCAGTACTTAGGCATAACCAAACGAGCATAGGCAACATCTTCTTTTGGTAGCCGTTTGGTTGCTCTCAGTGTTGCCGCGATTGTTGACATACGGCTGGCATCGTTTTTGTCCCAACCGACTTTGTTCTCTTCGATACTGACACCATCAAGACGTTCAATGTCTGTCTGATAGCTGTCGATCTTCAAGATTGCATGGAGGAGTGTTTGGACGTCTGTCCTGAGGATCCTCCTGTAATACTCTCTCCATTGCTTTTGGGTTTTTAGTTGGCCCCAAACTGGAGGCCCTTTGCTTGCCTTCATAGCAGTCCCATCCTCTCCAACCAATCTTCCAGATCAGCCATGTAAAGGAGGAGCTCTTGGAGCCTGCTGTGCTCTATCGTGACCATCCCATCTTCCTGATCGACCTCAGTGAAACGCTTGGCCGGGACCGGAACAGTGATACCCTTTCCCACCCGGTTGGCATACCAACGACAATAGGCAGCAAAGATGCTTACCAAAATCGGGAGAGCGATTATAACCGCCCAAATTTCGTTTCTAAGAGGTTTTATGGTTTGGGAGAGGTACAACACACCATAAGCTGCTAAAAGCTGGGAGAACGAAGCTATGGCCCTCAGATGGCTAATTATCCAGCTTTTAATGTTGGCGGCTGCTTCCCGGATTGCTTCAACGATAGCCATTGTCGATTTCCCCCTTTGCTATCTTATCAGCATACTCGTTCAGTGGATCACCAGCATGACCTTTGACTTTGTGGATTGTGAACTCGACCTGTGCTTTCCTCAGCGCTGCCAACAGTCCGCTGCACTGTTTCCAAAGGTCTATGTTCTTGACCGGATCCCCTCTGGTTGTTTTCCAACCGTTGTATCTCCAGCCTTCCACCCAATGGCAGTTGATTGCATTGACAACATAAGCACTGTCCGAATAGAGCTCGAATGTGTTTGTGCTCTCAGTTTCGCACAGCTCCAGTGCTTTTGCCAGTGCTGTGATCATCCCTATCAACTCCATACGGTTGTTTGTAGTGTTAGGCTCGTGACCTCGAAGGACCGTTGTTTGGTTGCCATCATAGACCACTGCTGCCCAACCTCCCGGGCCGGGATTCCCTGAACATGCACCGTCAGTGTATATTTTGTATTTCATACCTGTTTCCGTTTCCTTGCCTCGCTGTACATCAGAATTGTTGCCTTAGCGAGGGCTTCATATGTTGTGGCACCAAACACTTTGCCAAGCTCCTTGAACGTCTTGGTGTCTTCGATCTCAACCCTCCAGATCAAACCGTCTGAAGCATACGGATCAGGAACCAAACGAACAATTGCTATCTGGTATTTGTTTGACAGCACACTGATTACGCGCTCCAGCTTTTCCACCGGAACATCTTGTCCTTCTGGACACTTTGCTAACGGCTTGATCTGCCTTAGCACCTTTTGGATTTTGCTTTGGTTGGCCGGCTCTCTACAGTCCAGCTCGACGATCTGCTTTGTGGTAGCCATAGCTGGCTCACTTGCTGTTCCGTGCTGCCCAGTGTGCTTTCCGCTTGTGCTTAGCAGCATCGGTCTGAGGCTTCAGATGTTTGCCGGCATAAGGAGTACCGACCATTGCATACCGGTCAGACATCCTGTTAGTGATCGTTACACTACCGTCGTAATGGGAACCGTTAACAAGCTGCTGTGCCATCATTTTACCTCCACTTTTTTGATTGCAACTTGGAGCAAGTGGAAAACCGCCACACATATCCAATAGATAATTCTATCTTGCCAGATATCGCAACGATTGACCGTCCGTTCCATGGCTTCTTCCATATGCTCTATATCTTCTAATAATCCGTCACGAGATACCATTGGGCCCTCCTAATGTAGTACAGGGGGCCGGTTGCCCGGCCCACCCGTCTTCTCTCTGACTGGATCCTTTGTGTGGCTCGACGACTTAGATGTCCCAGTCACCATCGTCATCGTCGTCCTCCTTGGCCGCCTTGGACTTCTTAGTCCCCTTGCTGGCCTTGGGGGCGGGAGCTTCTTCCTCTTCGTCATCCCAGCCGCCGTCGTCTTCGGCCTCAGCTTCCGCATCAGCCTTTCTCAGGAGGTCGGCATAGTACTTGGCAGGCTTCTTGGCAGCAGCCTTGATCCCACGGGACTTGCACTCTTTGTACAGGTCGGGGGCGGCCATGCCGGCGTACGGATCGGTGTCTTCATCTTCCTCGGCCTCTTCGACCTCAGGCTCAGCCTTCTTGGCCTTCCGGGACGGAGGAGTGCGCTTGGCCTTGGCAGGAGCTTCCTCAGCAGGGGCGCCGCCATCATTGGTCAGGGCGTCGATGTAGAACTGCTTGTTCTTGCCGTAGTGAGGAACCTTCAGGCCACGCTGATCACAGAGCTTCATCAGGTCCTTGGTGGACATAGCGGAGTAGTCAGCAGGCTCGGCAGGAGCAGGAGCCTCACCGTCATCAGTGTCCTCAGCATCGGCATCGGCAGCGTCCTGAGGAACCACCAGACGACGAACAGTGAAACGGTCACCCATCATCTGAGTGAGGGCGCTGACGTCGTTTCTCGCAACCGCGAGGAAGAACATCGGGAAGTGCTTTGCGATTTCCTTGATAGCGTCAAGGTCGGTTCCGGCGTTGATAACCTCAACAGCCTCTTTGATGGTCCAATTTTTCATTTTGTTTTCTCCTTTTCTTGTTTTGTTTTTGGTTTGGTTGTTGTAGCCGTTTTCTTAACGAGCTTGGATCTGGCTTTCCAGCTTGCCTGAATCGTACACCATAATGAAATGGATGTCAACAGGTTTTTGGAAATTTGTTTGAAAAAGTTTGGTTTGTAGCCTTACTCGTCCCAATCCTCTTTGTTGGACAGGATTCCATCAGGACCAGCTTCCTGAATGGCTACATTGATTGCATCCCGGACACGTTCCAGAGCTTCCTTGTCCTCAATGTGGATCGCTCCCTTGAGGAACACAGCAACCTCATTCTTCCCGTCTCGGGCAATCAACTGCTGGGCAATCGTGTACCCACCTTTGGAGCACCGAGAAACAACCATGTTTCTGTTGGTGCTGATCTTTGCTTTCGAGATCTCGTCGTAACGAGCCTTCTCATTCGCCATCGTCTTCATCCTCCTCTTCAATTTCAGCTTGGCAGAGGACCGTGAACTCGCTCGCATCACTGTCATTGAGGGGGAGTGCATTGAGGTTGTCGATTTCGATTTGGTCTACGACACCGTTGAACTTGATCTTGCTTTCTCCATCACCATCAATGAAAATGCTCTTGATTCTGAAATACCCGAGCGACATCGGCTTCTGCCCTTGGATCCGGGCTGCAACCTTAACATCGTTGTTCAGCATCTGCATCATCTTGATGGTGTTGACCAATTCGCCGTATCTTGCCTTGAGAGTGAAATTGACACTACCGTTAGCAGAAAGGCTATGGCCAGCGTACTGAACGATCTCTTTGACTTTGACAGTCGTCATGTTGCGCTTCTTCCTTTCTTTGTTCTCTTTGCTTCGATTTCACTCCGGAATTGTTCTCGGCTGTCTGCACTTGACCTGATTACCTTCCGAGGACGTTTGGTTTGTTCCTCCTGCCCAAGTTGGAGACCAAGATCAAACTGTTGTACTTGCCCTGTTGCTATGTACTTGGCTATGTCTTGTAAGTCCTGAGGACGGATAACCAAATACAAGCTATCAGTCTGTAAGTACTGGATTGCAAACACCGGGAGCTTCTTTGACACACTGGCGTTGTACTCCAACGTTTGTATGTCTTGCAGGTTAATCTTGATGCTACTTGCATCGGTGCTTTTCAGTTGGCATAGGATGTGTTCAGATTGACCGTCCTCTTTCTCGATCCATCCCGACCCACTGTTTGCTGTAGGTTGGAGACCAAGGAGAGACATGATCTGTTGTTCGTTCTTCCGGTAGAACTTACCTGATCGTTTTGTTGCCATCTTACATCCCTGCAGTCGCCTGACCGATAACAAAATCCATAAGGCTTCTGTATTGGACTTCTCTCTGCATCTCAGTCTTGAAGAATGTCAGACCAGTTGCACAGATCAGCTCAAGAGGAAGATCCTTTTGGGGCATTGTGTAGCAGATATAATACGTTTGACTGTCTGCTCTCTCAGTGCGGGGAATGGTAACCGTCATCAACCACATGTTGAATGCCGGATCGTCGTCCTTGACTTCCTCAGGATTGACACCTCTGTCAAAGTGGCAGTTGAGAGCTTTGTACTCTCTGTAGCCAGTAGGATTAGGGTCAAGGAGGTAGTCAAACGCGATACAATTTTTACCCGCATATTTTCTGTTTTGAAGGTGTTTCAATTCGATCATGTTTTGCTTTCACCTCTTTTGCCTTTGGCTGGCCTTCCATAGCCTGTGTACATGGCCTGAAAGGTTATACAAGTACTCGTGATCTGCTGGTGTTAGCTTGCTTGCTATGTCAAAACCTGTACTACCGTCGAAGTCTGACATTGCGTAGTAGTACTTGGTCCGTTTGTATTCCTGTGGATACTTTTTCAGCATCCTGACCAGTTGGTGTGAAACACCATCATAGACACTATCAGGAACACAACTCTCGTCCCTCTCGTAGTACATCAGACTCCAGACGATGATCCTTCGTTGTAGGTATGACATCTGAGCTTCTGGCGACCAATAGCAGCTTGGCGGCTTGGTGAAGTCGATCGACGGTTCAGAAATCGAAGTTCGATCCATAACCTGTCTTCCCTTCTCCAAGGCGGAGCCTCGTCCGCTCTCTGATCACCCTTAGGTCGTTTGGTGTCCTCACCCGACCTTGCAAGTCCACTTGGGCTTTTAAGACCTTATTGAACAACACTTCGTTGCACCGATCACAAATAGAGAATACAACCGATCCAACTCGTATGTCGTAGATTTCCAAGCTGCCACCTCGTGTGGCACCACAAGAACTACAGATGGCGTTGTCTTTGTCTCTTGTAGTCCTGATGTTGACCTTTGGAGGGAGGAGCTTGACCACTTGCTTGTTCCTATCTTGCATGTGGATCCTCCTTGCAGGGAAGGGGCCAGAGTGGTTACTGGCCCAGCTTCTCGTTGATCATTGCAAGCATGGTCGGCTTGTCGTAAGTCCGATACCACTTGGTGCAATGGAGTTTCTTCATCACTACGATCAGAACCTTCCGGTTGATCTTGTACGGATCGCTGTCGTCAAAACCGTTAGCAATGATATGCTCGGCCATCTGTTCGACATCAGCTTCCGGATGGAGCTTAACAGCCTTGTAACGCTTCTCGGCCTTCTCGTCCTCGGCCTTAGGAGCCTTAGGAGCCTTGGCCGGCTTGGACTTTGCTTCTGCTTCTGCCTTAGCCTTTGCCTTGGCTTCGAACTTGGCAACCACTTCGGAAACCAAAGCAGCAACCACTTTCTCGACCAACTCAGGCCGCTTGTACGAACGGGCGTTCTTGACGCCGTACTTGGGAGCGAGCTTCCGGAGCTCAGCAACCGTCATCTTGTCGACCTTGGTCTGGATCTCGTTGGTGCACTGTTCAAGTGCCTTCTTACTCATAGTGATGTTAGCCATTGTGATAACCTCCTGATTTGATCACATGTGGGTTTCTGTACCCGAATTCTGTTGTGCTCGTTTGGCCCTTACCCTTGAGGGCACCTTCAGTATACACCAAAGGATTTTATTTGTCAACAGCTTTTGAAAACTTTTTTGATTGTCTCAAATATGTTGTCTAACGTGTTACCTTTGTCTTTGCCATTGATTGCTGCCAGACTGTATTCGTGATAATGTTTATCACACAAATAGATCCCAATGTACGCTTCTGGCGTTTTGTGGACTATCTCGCCAATTGCCGGTTTGCCACACTGAATACATTTGGCACCTTTGGCACCATAGATACAAGTGCTATCCATTGTTCGTTCCTCCTCTTTTTTATGTTTGTTTTTGCCTACTGCATCCACAGGTTTGACCTCTGCCACTAAGAAGGTTCTGTCTAAACACTCCACCGAGAATCGTTCCACACTTCAAGCACCGACAAGTATAGAAGTGCCTTAACACATGCTCTGGCTTGGTATATCCCGGTCCTGTGTATCCTTCCACTTTAAGGCTGCCAAACACTTGTCCAACGATATCCTCCGGGTCGATACGGATCTTGCTGGCACCGTACTCGGGATCGAATGTCTGGAGTACCTTCCGACCGTAAGCTGCCACAGCATCTGGACAACTACTGCAATGGATCATGTTGTACGCTTGGTTGCAATACCCACCAGAGAATGGACAGAACGGTTCTGGATCCGGATCGTTGCACACATCTTGTATGTACTCTAAGAACTGTTGGTTGGTGCTTCTGATGCTTTTGATTTTAGCTTCTGTTTGTTCCTGTTCCACCTTTGTGCCCTCCTTTCAGTTAGCACTAAGTTGGACATAACTGACTCAAGTGGACCGCAAGGCACGCCTTGTCATCGCCCACCTTGCCATCCTCTCTCCTTGTCGAACCAGTGCACATGGTTCCAAGTCAGGTAGCTACTTTATGTCCAACTTACTACTAACTGATAGGGTGGTAGGCGACCGCTTATGCAGCCGCCTGTACCTTCCTCAGTGCCTCGTGATACTTGGTGTTGCCAATTGGGGTCAGGGTGTTGATCGTATCTTTGTCCAGACCCTTGACCACAGCAATCTTCAAGATCTCGATCTCGTCCATTCCAGCCTTCTCCAGTTTGGTGACCATTGTGATGCACCTGTAGGAGAACGTTGCCCGGATCCCCTTGGACTTTGCTTCCTCACGAAGTTGGCGAACGAAACTTACCAGATCGCTGTTCCCTTTGCTGATCGCCATCTCAATCCGGATGCTGTAATCAAACTCGATAATTGCGAACCGGTCCAGCGTCGCCTGATCAAGAACCATGCGACCGGTGTACATCTCATCGGCACCAGAGCCGACTGTGTTACCTGCGGCAACGAAGTGGATGTGCTCAAGCTCCACACGGCCAGTCGGGAACTCGAAGTACCCATTGGCGATTGCAGCATTGAGAAGGACCAACACCTCAGGGATGCTTGCGTCCATCTCATCGAGGAAGAACACACACTCGTTCTCAGTGGTGCAAGCCTTGTAGAACTCAGTCTCGTGGAACTTGCCACCAGCATCAATGAAGCCGGTCAGCTTGTACTCTTGCTGGACACTGTTGCTAAAGTAGAACTCCCAGCCAAGTTCTTTGCAGATCTGTTCCACCGTGTGGTTCTTACCGGATCCAGCAGGGCCGGCTAAGTAGACCGGAATGTTGCTTTCAAGGCAAGCCTTAATGGTCTCATACTGTTCGTGGTGGACCTCACCTGCGGGGACCTCAACCTTCGGAAGCTGGATCTCTTGGGCCTCAACTTCGGCCTTGATGCTTTCCTTGATCGACTGGGACTTGGTTCCGTTGGCGTTTCCCGGGTTGTGCTTTTTCTTCAGACCCTTGGTGTCGTAGATACGCTTGGTTTCGAGGACCGTAAAGTTGTCATCAAACACTACCTCACAACCATCGACTACTGTTACGTGGTTGTTGTCACGGTCGTTGTACTTCCGGACGTAGGTGTAAATCGTATCGGTGGTCGGATACTTGACCTTGGTTACCACATACCCGGGCTTCATCGCATGCTCGACACCGAGAACGGTAAAGCCGACTTCGGTCTGATTGTGTGTCATAACCCACTTGCTGTTTTTCGCCATTTTACTTTCCTCCTGAGCTTCTGCTCTGTTCTGTGTTGTTTGGTTGACTGCTCACCTGAGCTTGCCTATAATATACACCATAAGGAACCAAATGTCAACACTGTTTGAAAACTTTTTTTGTTTTGTGGCCAGCGGTCCGTTACACACTGGCCTGTATGTTCTGGAGGTTGTCCAACTTCTCGGGATCAACGTTCCAGATACTTGGAAGGACGATCTGGTCGTTACTGAACACTTGTTTCATTCTGCCGTACGACACCGGATAGCCATAACCACAAGTGAACGGTTTCGTGATGTGTGGGTAGACCTCTTCGAACCGAAGGCACAACCGACGAAGCATACTCGGGTGTACCAGAGGGAATGCAACCTTGCTGATGTTCAGCTTTTCGCTTGCAGACTTAACCTTGATCCTGACGAACACCTTACGTCCACTATCGCCACCGTGTTCCGATACTCCCCAACCGATGTACAGGTTGCATCTGTATCCTTGGGCCTCGAGACGCTTTACCACAACAAGGGCCTTGGTGCTTTCCTCAACGATCTGATCAGAGGTGATGTCACATCTGTAGTTGATCAACTTGGTGACGTTCAGAACCTTTTGTTTGACCGGAACCATCTTGCTGTTAACCATCGAAGTAGGGACACCAGCCAAGTACAGGGGAACGATTGCTTGGTAACCGGCAACACTCTGGATCGTCTGGCGCTTGGCAACCGGAGCAGGCTTGTATGTGGTGTTCAACTTGGTGTTCAACTTCTGGGACATCTCAGTCCAACCTTCTTTGAGGAGCTTGACTGCTTGATCGAAACTTTCTGTTTTGGTCCACTTGGTCTTGTCATAGGACTTTTTACTGCTGGCGTGTTCTTCCCAACGGAATGCATCGTTAATCGGAGTACCAACGATGTAGTCGTAGAACTGTTGGATACTGTCGAAAATCAAAGAGTAGGTCTTGCTGTTCTGATCGATATGCTCCTGCATGTTCTTAACCTCCTGAAGTAGAGTAGAGAGAAGAGAGAAAAAAGATATCTAAAGATATCTGAAAAAGTTTGCTGTCCTCTCCTGATCTACTGCTATTGTACACCAAATTGGAACAGATGGCAACAGGCAATTTCTTGATGTTTGAGAACACAATTTGTGATCGAACCTTTGGGTACGGCTACACCTTTTTCTGCAGAATTACTGGATCCTTTTCGGCTACTTCCAATCCTTGATCCGATCCTTTCGAGGACGATTTCTGAACAAGAAGTTGCTTGGAGCCTGTGCTTTTTCCTTTGCTGCAAGTGTATCTGCTTTAGCCTGCTCGTATGCAGCCTTTGCAGCTTTGTATTCCTTACACGTCCCATGGCAACCGATATGGCGCTTGGGAGCTACACAACCGTTACAACAGTCAATTCCGTTCCTATTGGCCACCTAATGCTCCTCCTTCAGTTTGTTCCTATCTCCTACGAACCAGTACGTTGCAATCGCACTACTGTCTGCAGCATCGTTATCGAACTTGTATCGAACACCGTCTTGCAAGAAAGTGCCTTTCGTTGCTCGGCCTTGGACGGGATGACAGATGCTTTGTTTGAACCCTTGCTTGCACGCCCACAGGACAGTCGGCCACTTCTCAGGAGGAACACCGTAACAGTTTGTCTGGCCTTTGCTTGTCCCTACTACTTGGGACTTCCAGCACCTTGTATCGACACTGTATACTGGAACGTCGTACATGGCACACCGATCTACAACTGTGGCAGTCAGTGCACCTATTCCTTTGATTGCATCTATGTTGATGAAGCTGGTCGATCCTCCATGGATCCTTGCCCGTTCGATTATACAAACTACTTCTTGCCCTTTGGGAACTACCTTGGACAAGATTGCATCCAGAGTGTTGGATAGGATAGCACGACGCTCGCTGTTGTTCTTACACTTGGCAAGTGGAATGCTGCTGACCTTCAATAGCTTGTTGTCTGCTGCTATGCTGATCCCAGTGTTCGCATAAGAAGGATCGACACCAATAGAGATCTGCTTGAACTTAAACTCCAATTTAGGGGACACCTCCTGAGAGCGCGTAGGATCGTTTCTTAGGGGATTTAAGGTTAGATAGGCAGAGACACAGGGGTGGACCAGAAATCCCCTCAGAAACGAAATTTGACGGGAATTAGGAAAGGTTAGTTGTCAAGGGGAAAGTAGGTTGCATAGATGTCATTGAAGACGACAGGGATCAGATCGTGGACCTCTTTCAACAGGGGGAGAGCAAGTTGGCGCATCTGAGGGTGGGCATCACTGGCACAACGGAGTTTGAAGAAGCTCCTCCACTCTCTGTAATTTGCTGTCATCACAACTTCTGTCTTCAAACTGTTAGGAAGGACCGAACGAGCTTCCTGAGGAGTGGCACCGCCATCAAGGAGCTGGAAGTAACAAACCTCAGCAGTGGACATTGCAGTCAGCCAGACAGCATACTTGTTGTCGTTGTTGAAGAAGTAAGGACGAACCACTGTGATCTCGTGACCGAACTTCTCTTGGCTGTAGTTGCAGTAACGGGTGCTCTCTTGTGCCCAGCTTGCCAACCGATGGCGAACAAGCTCATGGCTGATTCCTCTGTCACAAACCCAAAGAACAGAGAGCTGACTGTGCTCAAGCATTGCTTCGTGGCCCCTGCGGATCAGAGCACCAACAATCTGTTTGGCACTTTCTCCGTCCTCTGTGATCTTCCCTTCAGACTTGTAACAAGTCCGGGCGACCACTTCGATCCTTTTCAGCTCATCAAGGCCATCAGGGCTGATAGGAGTAAGGATCTTGGTGTATGGTTCAATGATCTTCATAAGCGTATCCTTCCTTGACCAACATTCCAACAGGCGTCTCGCATTGGGCAACCAGAACAACGCTTGCAATCGAACGACTTGGCATCTGCTGGACGTGGCACCATTTTTCCTTGCTGTTTGAATGTTTTGTATCCTTGTTTGACTTCCTTGCACCGGTCCAGAAAAGGCTGGACCAATGACAAGTCGAAGTCGTATACCTCAAGTTTGAAGTCTTGAGTGTTCTTATCTTCTGCAAGGACAAACCCTTTGGTGTAATCGACACCGTTCCAACTGTTACTGGCATTTTCTCTTGCTATGTCAAGAGCCATGTACCATTGGAGCTGCTTCCAAGCAGAAGGGTGGCGAGACATCTTTTGGAACTGATATGTGTTGACGGACTTGATCTCACCGATCATCTTCCCTTCAAAGTACTCAGGGATTTGACAGATGACGTCTGGTGTGTAGCTTACTCGCCACGTGGGATCGAACTGAGTGACATCAAGCTGATCAACCGTTGAGTAGCCGGCCCGGAGGAAAAGCCTTTGCCATTTCTCGTGTACTGCATTCCCTTCTTCGAATACACGCTTCAGACCGGCTGAGATCTGTTCTCCTTGAAGTTGTTTATAAAATAGGGACAGGACCTGCTGGCGGAGGCAGAACTGCTTATCGCTCGTTATAAGCGCTGAGGCATGAAGTCCTTTTCTCTCCTGATCTTCCAGACCTCTTGTGATAACCTGGCGAACGAAAGCTGTCTCTTTTTCCGGATCCTTGGGAAGGTAGAACATTTGGTTGAATAGCTTCTCAAGAGCAGCAGCATCACTGGACTGGATCTTGGTGTTATTCCCTTTTGCCTCAGCCTTGATGTTATCGATCAGGCCCATCTTACTTGTCCTTTTTCTTTCCCGGATGGAGAAGCTGGGGGCCATTATAGTTGACCGCAAGAAGCTGGAGCTGGTAGGCATATTCCATGTATCGGTTGGCCTTGTCCATATCCTCTTCGAACTTTCCCTTGTACGGGGCACGGCTTCGATACTTCCAAGCATTGAGAATGCAGAAGTCGATTGTCTTCTGGTAACCGAAAGCAATTACCATTTCGTCGATTACCTCAAACATACCATGCTGGTAGTGAGGAGGATCTTTAACGACATCGACATTAGCATTGGCCTCAGGGTTGACCTGTCCCTTGGCTCCCTTGGCTTTTAGCATTGCTTGGACAACCGGATCAGTAATATCCATATCCTCGTGGCTGGAAGTCTTAACAACCTCTCGCCAAGGATAACCGATCCACTGAATCGACTTGATCGTTCCACTGACGATGTTGCAGGTGATTGCCTTGATTGCCTTCTGGCGAGCTTCCTCTTCATCGGTTGCTTCCACTGCCAGCATTTCACCGGAAGTGAAGTCCACACCATAAAGGGCTATCTCTTTTTTCTTCTTGGGCGTATTATCCATTTTAGTCGTTCTCACTTTCTTCAAGATAGTGGAGCCTTTTTAGCTCTCTGATTTCTCCATGCTCTGCTTGCTGTTGCAATACCTCTGCAAGCTGTGATGGATGTTCAATTGCACACCGGACAGACTTGCCGTCCTCGAATATTGCATCGTAATGAATCTTGGTCGGCTTAGTCGGTGTAATCCTCCTCGTCGTCGTCAACCTCAACACGCACTCCTTTCCTTCCGTACTGGATTGCACGTTTGGCCATCAACTCTTGGCGAACCTCTTTGACGTCATCAAAGGAAACAAAACCACGATCGAAGAAACAAGGGATTTCACACTCGCCCATCGGATTAGATACTTTGGACTTGACCACCTTGACCTTCATAATGAAACCGACCTTCTCGTTGGTTGCACTGTTATGAGGATTCTTGTTCGGTATCTCAATCCAAGCCTTTCTGGCAACTGCAAGACGAATGCTGGTCGCATGCTTCAGTTTGTGTCCACCGGGAGTATCGAACTTCTCACCGAACATCACTGCCTGCATCTTGTCTCGAATCTGGTTGACCAAAACAACAGTTGTTCCTGTTACTTCAATGATCTCTTCAACTACAGGAAGGTATTTGTTCATCAGGCGGGCTGTACCACCGATCCTCTGTTCCTCAATGCTGTCCCGATTGGCAGACTTCAAAACCTTTTCGGCATCTTCCTTTGGGATCATACTGGGGACGCTGTCGATACCGATCAGAGGAATACCAGCCTTCGCAAACTGGATCGTCTTATTGAAAGCATCCTCACCATATCGGGCTCGATAGACCAACATCTGCTTTGGACGATTGCCAAACACCTTGGCACGTTCTGCATCGAATGTTCCTTCAATTGGGATATCGAGACACAAATTGTGAAGACCACACAAGTGATACAACATCGTTGTCTTGCCAGATCCTTCTGCACCGAAGATTTCGATTACCCGACCTTCTGGCATACCACCACCAATGATGTTATCCAGATCTTCGATACCAGTGCTCCACCGGTTGATCTTCAAGTTTGCTTTGCTGCTTCCGATCGTGTAGATCGAACCATCGCCATCTTTCTTGTTGATGTCGTTACACAACTTGATGATTGCTTCCTTATTTGTCTTTGCCATTTGGTTCCTCCTCTAATGGACTGGGGCCGGCAACCTGTGCCGACCCGTCCTTCGTCTTGTTTTGTTCCTTACTCGTCATCGGGACCAAGAAGAATCCCAATCGCGTGTACGTCTCCTTTCAGAGCTGCCCTGACCATTGCGGCCATGCAGGTCTCTTTGACTGCCACAGCATGTTTGGGGTATTCCTTTTCATGCTGTTGGGCCCAACAAACGGCAACCAACAGATAAGTCTTCTCGTCGATCACGTCATCATCCTCAGCAGCGGCAACAGCCATCCATGCTTCGATGTCCTTGTCGTCCCACTCTGCAACCATCTTCTCGATCTTGGTGGTCAGAAGATTGTATGCAGCCTCAGTGGTTTCCTTCATCAGAGCCTCAGCCTTGGCCTTGGCCTCGTTGAACTCCTGTTCAGCGTTGGCTACCTTTTCAATAACCTGTGCGATGTCTTTTGCTTTCATTTGACACACTCCTTTTTTATTTGTGAGCATTTGCTTCACTATGTAGCCAAACTATCTTGGCTCATCCTTATTGTACATCATCCACCCAAAGAAGTCAACAGGCCTCAGTGGGTGGATGGATTGTGTTGTAAATCAGTAGACAGCCGTCTTATCGGCGTTTCTGGTCAAGAGGTAGAAGAACGGGGTATCACACAATGCAACAATTACTTTGAATATCCACTGGCCAAGGATCATCCCAAACAGTACACTTCGCATCTCAGGTTGGAACAACCAACCAAAGCCAAAACCGAATGCAATACCGGCATAAACAATACTGTCCACTAACTGGCTTGTAATGGTTGCGACATTATTCCAGATCCATTTGCCACCTTTGGTGCTGCCGTGTTTGTTAATGTATTTGCCTCTGATGGTATGGAACAGTTTGACGTCCAGTGTCTGGCTGCAGAAGTAAGCTGTCAGGCTTGCAACAACAAATACCCACTGCTGTCCAAGGAGGGTAACATAGGCGTCCTGCACACCGGGATCAACAGGTTTGGCATATCTTGCGATGATCACCATCACCGTCGAAACCAACTGAGCAATGAAACCATACTTAACAGCAAGGCCAGCTTTCTCTTTGCCCCACATCTCACCGATGATGTCAGTGCACAGGAATGTGAACGGATAACTGATCACACCGATTGTCAGGGTGATTGTGCCGCCCATAAACGGGATGCCGGTGTCCCACACTTTGCTGGCAATGCAGTTTGCGGTGACAAGGAAGACACCAAACAGCATGTACAGCAGAAACAGGTTTTTGTCGGTCTTTTTCATTTGCTTCGTTTCCTTTCTTCTCTCTTAGTAATGGACTTCACTGGCATGGTCGCTGTCTTTGGTAACCAGCACAGGGAAGTGGACTGCATCATCACAGTACAGGCGAACTTCAAGGTAGTACGGCTCGTACTGTTCCATCAGCCAATCATAGACATCGCCAACACAGGTCTCGATTGCCATTGCAGAACCAGACATGTCTCTGAGGAACTTCTCGACCTCACAATAGTCAGGAACCAAAGAAGCGGGAGACATGTTGACGGTGATCTGGTAGGTGCACCAAGCATGGCCGATAGGGCAGAGGGCCTGAACGTTCTGATTGAACGTGATTGTGCTGATCTTGGGATCGTTGACAAAAGTAGACATTTAGTCCTCCTCCATCCAACTGGCACACAGGCCGTTGTTCTGAACGCCAGCAACTCTGTTGAATGCCTCCATGTTGGCCTCGAAACCTTCCAGAATAGGACCGTTGAGGAAATCGATCTCACCTTCCGGCCTATCAGCATTGTAGTCACTGATGGCCATACCGCTCTGAGTGGCGATGTATGCAAAAGCACTATCACAACCACGAACGAACGGGAATGCATCGTGGATGGCTCTGACGACCAGCGGACCTTCATCACAACCGAGCAGATGGACTTCGATGTCATCCCGGCCGATCTCTTTCAGAACACCAGCAAGGCGATGGCATGCATAGTACCGGATCCACTTGTTCTTGGTTGCAATGTTAAGGAACTTGGAAACACCGATCGTGTTGATCCTTTTGTCCTGAACCAGCACAGTTGCACTGGCTACCCAGTCCCTGAGATTCTGGCCCTGAGGGACAGCCATCTTCCGATAAGGAAGGTCGCCGTAAACCTCAAGGAAATTCTCTGTCTTCTGGATCGTGGAAGCACCATCGAACAAAGTATCGGGGAGGACAATCTCGTCAGGATGGATCCGATCATACATTTCCACCAGCTCGTGGGGATCAAGCTGGGAACCTTCTGCGGCGCCGTTGTCCATCAGGACGAAGTGGCCAAAGTTGTTCTTCTTCAGATTGGCATAGAATGCAGTGTACTCAGGGCTTTCCTTAACCAGATGGGCAAGGCACATATGGTACTGATTGGGGAAAGTGTAGTCCAACTCAGATACCGGAGCGATATGTGCCACTTTGAATTCTTTCATACTGATCTCCTTTTAATTTGATCGATGATCTGTTTGGCCTCTGTTGTATCTCTGAACTTCTGGTCCAGCTTGTGTCGGGACTCGGAACGTCCCTGATCAAATATCCCTTGTGGATACCGATGTTGAAGTTTGGCAAGGTTGTACTTGGCTACGTCCTCCAGACGAATGTTGTGTGCAGTACACAATGCAGCAATGTGCCACAACGTATCACCAAGCTCAGCAACCAAGTCGTGAGTGATATCGGCATCTGCCTTACCACCATAATACTTGTGCTTGATCACAGACAACGTCTCGCCGGCTTCTTCACCAAGTCCAATGGCCCAGTGCATGACTTCCTCTTTGTTATTCTCGTGGTTCTGGATTGCCACATAAGCATCATGCTGATAGCTGTTGAAGTCCATCACAGTACTCCCTGGGAATCGACACCGTTATCGACTGTGACAAAATTCTCGCCATCTTCGTCGACCGTGACAATAATGTACCGATGACCGTTCTCACAATACATCTTGTCCAACCACTCGACAAGTTCGGTGGCAACGTCCTCACAAGAAGTCCGGCCCATCTGCCAGACACCGTTGGCGTCTTTCTTAGCCTTCTCAGCAAAGTGCTTTTTGATCTTATGACCAAGCATGATGAACTCAATCTCACGATCGTTCTTGAACACTTCCACTTCTGCAGTGACACCAAAGATATGACGATGGGGCTGTCTAAGGAAGCTAACCTCATAAGGTGCCTCGGGCCAATTGTGGACACCTTCAAACTGAACTCGTGCCGCTATTGTCTTCATAGCAGGCTCCTTTCTTTCAATAGTACCCGGGCTTGTCCTCTTCTGAGCCAACTGGCCCGGGCCTATCTTATTATAACCGATTTGCTTTTCCCAGTCAACACCCTATCTATGTGCTCTTGAATATAATGCTACATTGTAGGCTGTGACCCTTTTGATATATGTTTTCTTGGTAAATTCCAATGCACCGTGTTCTTTCAGAAGATTGAGAACCTTCTTATTGACTACGCGTCCAACGCAACGATCATAAAAGTCGTCATAACTTGTGAAGATTCCGTTCTTCTTCCTTTCGTCGACGATGTACTGGGCTGCCTTCTCTCCAATACCCTTGATTTGAGTCAAGCCTTGTTGGAGTACCTGCTCGCCATCTACAGTTCGGATCGAAGTATGGTCTTTGGAGTAGTTGACATGAGGGAGAAACAACACACTGCCAGACTTTGCTGCCTCGTTACAGAACTCGTCCCTCTCCTTGTCGTCTCTGGCATATTTGATTTTGGCGTACCAGAAGATTGTTGGATAGTAGACCTTGAAGAACATTTCCTCCATACTGATGATACAATATCCAGCAGCATGTCCTTTGTTGAACGAATAGACCAGAAGGCTGTCCCAAGTGGCCTCTGCGACCTCTTTTGACATTCCGTTCTTTACGGCATTGTTGACAAACTTCTTATGGAGATCGACACCACTATCCTCAGCATACTTGTTAAGGATTGCAACCGCCTTCTCTTTGAAGCCATGTTTGTTTGCCTTCAACACTCGGTCGGCCTCGTTCCATTCAAGACCACCTATGAACACACAGATCAATAGGAGCTGTTCCTGATAGACTACTGTTCCATAACTCTCTTTGGTATACTGATATCTTAGGTCTGTCTTGTCGATTGCATCGAAGTTTACTTTGCCATCAGCGTACTGTTCCGGCATACCCATTCCCAAAGGACCGGGCCGGTTCATTGCACAGGTAGCAACCACATCTTCAAAACAATCGCAATTGATCTCGTCGAGGATCCTCTTTGCCGTATCCTTTTCAAATTGGAACACACCACAAGTGTTTCCCTCTCTGAAGTTTTGGAGGAGCTTGGGATCATCCACAATATCAATATTCAAACCATCAATACCAGCTAAGTGTCGGCACTCTGCAAGACTCTGCATTGTCTTCAAACCAAGAAGATCGAACTTGATGATGTTGATGCTGTTCAGATCTTCAAGATTGTAACAAGAGTACAAGTTACCGTTCTTATCGGTTCTCAGAGAAGTATACTGGAGAACGTCACCGCTTGTAAGAATAACACCAGCAGCATGAGTACCGATGAAACGGACCTTATTGAACAACCGACAAAAATGGGTGATGATGTTGTCGTACTTATCATTCAGCCGTTTGACATCTGCCGCATGTGGACCGTTGAACAAAGCATCCTCGTCAATCGAACCATCCTCCAGCTTATATGATGACACAATCTTCTTGATCGACCTGATAATGTCCTTATTGATCTTAGCGATCTCAGTCGGAACAGAACTATCAGTCTCAAGACCACAAACCTTTGCAAGCTCGTTGATTGTGTTATCGACCTTGTACAGACCATAGCTGGACACTCGAGCACTCTGTCCGGGATATTTGTTGATTAGGTATTCAATTACCTCACCACGCCTATCCATTTCAAAGTCCAGATCAATGTCCGGGAATGCCTTTTTGTCGTATCGCATGAAACGACGGAAATCTAAGTTGAATCGAATACTGTCGACATCAGTGATATGCATTGCATATGCAACCAAACAATTGCACACACTACCACGTCCGGGACCGACAGCGATCCCTCTATCCTTGGCCCAGTTGACGTAATCGGACACAATCAAGAAGTAGTCAATGAAACCATTTGCTTTGATTACATCAAGCTCTTGCTTGCACCGTTCGATATACTCCTTTGTGTACTGACCACGTTTCTTGAGTCCTTGTTTGACTTGCCGGACAATCTCCGTCCAGCTATCCTTATCGCTATCGACCTTGGGAAGTTGGAGAGGAAGCTGACCAAGAATGTCGTCTTCGACAGATGCTTCCAACTGTTCCAGATTATCGTGGAACTGTTTTGCCATCCTCTTGGCAGCTTGGACACCAAAGTCCTTGCCATGCATTTTGACAAACCGCTTTTCCATTTCCCACAAGGCGGGCATATAACGTTCCTTGTACGTTCCTTCCACCCATGCAGGATCGTGGTGATCCATCTGATGCATTTTCAGATAGGTGTCAAAGTCCTCTTTCCGGCCTCTATGGCTATCAGAAGTAAAGATGCATTTGATGTGGAGCTTGCCAGCAAGATAGATCATACCAGTGTTGACCTTCTCCTGTGCACCGGCTTCCGAAACCACATAAGGCTGTACTTCAATGTATAGGTCTTTACCGAAAATGCTTTTCAGCTTTTTGAGATACTTCTCAGCTTGGTCGATCTTTCCCTTGAGGATACATTGACTTGAATAGCTTGCTATGCATGCAGTAGTACAGATCAGTCCTTCATGGTACTTCTCCAAAAGCTCGAACGTCCAAATTGGGTTGTAATACTTCTGGAGCTCTCCTTCGTACTGTATAGCGTTCAGATTTCGATATCCTTGAAGATTCTTGGCAAACAGGCATAAATGGTACCCTCTCTGTTGGGGCTTGTATACCGGAAGAAAATACCCTTCTACACCAAGTATCGCTTTAATCCCTTCATGCTTGCATGCATCATATGTCTGAACCAGTCCGTTGGTGTTACCATGGTTGCTGGTTGCGAGAGCTGTGTGGCCTAACTCCTTTGCTAACTTAGCAAGCTCGGACGGCTTTCCGAAACCGTCGAAACGACTGAACATGTCGTGACGATGTAAGTCCACCATAGCGGTTTACCTTATTCGTCTTCCCACTCGTCGTCGTCTTCCTCTTCGTCGTCGCCCCAATCGTCTTGGGCGCGGTCATAGTCCTCAAGCTGCTTGATGTAGTACTTGGCCGGCTTCTTCGGCTGGACGTCGATCTTCCGTTCCTTACAGAGCTGATACAACTCTTTGGGAGACATTTCGTCATAGTCCGGGATCTCGTCATCGTCGCCGCCATCATAGTCGTCCTCGTCCTCTTCTTCCTCTTCAGGCTCAGGACGGCGTTTGCCCTTTGCCGGCTTGCTCGGGGCAGGCTTGGCCTTCCGCTTCGGCTGTTCCTCTTCTTCCTCGTCCTCGTCGTCATCCTCATCGTCACCACAAGGATATGCCTTGTCCAACATCTTGAGGATTGCCTTCTCACTGTACGGCTTGACCTTGTCCAGACGGAACTTAGCCTTGTCCATCGGAACGACAGAATAGGTCTTGTTCTGCTGCTTGCCGGAAACCGAAATCACATAATCCCTATCAAGGATCGTTCCATAGGTTTCCTGCATTGCAAGAAGGGCAGGGACGGGGCTACAGTTGTTGACCGGGAACATGAACAACTGGACTTCCTTGGTCTCATAGTTGTACACACTCCAGATGTACTGGCTTCTGGTCCGGAGGCCTTCATCCCCACAGTACGGGCAATCCCGGCCAAAGATCTCTTGGCACGGGACATTGATGCCACGTTCGAAACTGTCATGGAAGACAACCTCGAGACCATCATCAAGGTCGGTCAGGAAACGAACACGGATCTTCTGACCCTCGCGGAAGTAGATGAATTTGCTTTTGTTGGTGCCTACCTTTTTGACATCATTTTTGATACTGTCGATTAAACCTGCCATTTTTCGTGGCTCCTTTCGTTTTCTTCAACGAGCTGTACTCAGCCATTGTTTTATCAAACATCTTTCTGAAACGTTCCTGATCCATTTCACCGGGGTCTTTGATCCCTTTGAGATACTTCCACCGAATTACTTTGAAACCGGGAAGCGTTTGAAGATACTTGGTTCCTTTTCGACCACACGTGTCATTGTCCAATGCACTAATCAGATATTTGACACCAGCATCCTTTAACTTCTGGATTTGCTGTGGCGACATCTTCCATCCAAGAATGGCAACCACATTGTGGACACCGTACTGAACGAACTTCAACCGGTCCATAAATCCTTCCACTACAAATACATAGTCTTTGGATCCATAGTTGCCGACCAGTGTCGTCGCTCGACTAAAACCAACATTGTAAAGGTATTTCCGTTTTTCTTCTATCTGCTTGTGCATCGTCCTCGATACCCAGCCTTTGAACTTGCCATTGTCCATCATTGGGAATATCAGACCGTATGACCAATTGTATGTTACCTTGGCTTTGATCAGGTTCAACGTCTTTGGGTCGAACCCTCTTTGGAGCATGTATTCTTTTGCCTGTTGGACTTCGTCCTCTTGGTCAACCAACCAATCAACAGTCCGTAGGCCATGATAATACATATATGCTTCATCATACTGTTCCTTCTTACTTGGCTGTGCTAACCTTTGAGCTGCACCTATATGTATATCACTACACTTGTCGGATTTCAGGATCGACCGATACTTCTTATATGACCTTAGATCGTCCAAGTTGTTGTATCGCTTCTCCATCAGTTGGACAAACCTTTGTGCATTACCACTCTCATTACAACCAAAGCAATGCCAGTTGCCCTCATCAAGGTTGACTAACATACTTGGGTTTGCATCTTCGTGGAACGGACAAACAATCTTCTGCTGTAACGATGTAGTGTCATACAACAGGTTGTAGTACCAAAGGACTTTTGCCAAGTTGGTTCCTTTGTCGTTATCCTTCTTCGGATTGTTCTCTATTGCCATTGGCCTTCTCCACCTTTACCGTGAAATAAGGCTTCTGACAATGGACCACATAGCAACCGCTGATCATACGAAGTGTCAATTGGCCTGTCTCGTCCAGAAGCTCCAACGCTTTCTCGTCAACGGTCTCTTCGACCGATAGGAACGCTTTGAAGATTTTAGGATCGACACCACAAGATTTGAGGTATCTCGTCAGACCATGGATATCGGTGATCTCATAACGCTTCTTGAAAAGGATCTTGTGGAACTCTTTTGGGGTGCGCTGTTTGAGCTTATCAGGAAGCCACTCGACCTTTGACCGTTCCACCTTGGACACCACGATACGACTTCCGCCCTCTGTGGCATCACCACCATCAAACTTAGCAGACTTCCGGCCCTTGCCAAGGGTGTCGAAATATTCCAGCATTACATCCTCGAACTCAGCCTTGAGGTTATCATACTTCTGTTTGACAGTCTGGAACTTGTTATACTTCTCAAAGAACATTTGGACGGTTGCTGTAAGGTCTGCCGTGTCAGCCTTCTTTCGTGTTGCCATCCTTCTGTCCCTGACCTTTCAGCTCTTCGTAGATCTTCTGGGGCCACTTCTTTCCGGTCTTTACCCAGACCACATCATCGAAACTGATAACGAACTGTTTGCCACGGGGGGTCTCCATTTTCAGCTTCCGGTTCTTCAGAGACCGATTGATCATCTTTGCTGTCCGGAGCATACCACTACGATGACGATAAGCCATCAGAGTACCAACCGGAGCAGTCTCGACATAGACCTTCTTGCCCTCCAGATCCATTCGAATGGGTGCGGGCACTGCCGCCTGTACCTCAGGGGCAACCTCATTCGTGTTTTCTGCTTTTACTTCTTCCGACAGGTCCACCACATCTTCTGGCGGGACTACCAGATCAACCTGATCGCTATTGGCAATTGCCTCAATCAGATCGACCTTCTTGTACGAGTGGGTGTTCTTCACACCGACCTGTTTGCCGAGCTTCCGAAGATCGTCAAGCTTCATCTGCTCGAGCTGTTCCCGTGTTACCATTTGTAGATCCTCCTAAATCTTAATGTAGCCAAATTGGCCAATTGCTCTCCTGAGCTTATGGTTATTATATACCAAAAGGAAAGAGAAGTCAACAGCCAGTTTTTGTAGCCATATTATCTCTTTCCTTTTGGTGACACCAAACTATTTTACTTTGTTACCATCAGGTAACGGAGCACACCGTCGTTGACTTCGGCCATTGTGTAACCAGTCCACTGCTGAGCATCGTCAGCAATCGTTCCAACGACCACACGGAACTTGGTTCCAGCATCAGCACGGTTGATTGCTGCTCTTGCACAATCACAGAACTGGCGATAGTTGATCTTACCTTCCCAACCACACCAGTAGCCGTTCTTCCGCTCCTCAAACTTCCCTTTGGCAGCGTCAAGGCCCTTACGCAGGTCAGCAACTACATCTTCCGGAGAACCTTGGGCAATTGCAAACTCAACAATACCTTCAAGGTCTTTCAGAATCTGCTCTGCACGCTCCGGGGTGATCCACTTCTCAAGAACCCAAACCTTTTTCATTTCAATGCCCTCCTAAGCTGTTATATTGTGCCCTCTTAATTCAGAGGGCTTCCAGTACCTTATCAATCCGACGGCCAATCACTTTGTCAGAAGCATCCTTGGGAACCTTCACAACACAGATCCGTTTTGCAGAGAACTTGCCAACCTTCTCACTGACATCAATTTCCACGCTAACGTTGGCGCCTGTTCCGTTATGGCGATAAACAGTATTGATACCAATGTACTTTTTACCGGCCTCAATATCAAACCAATTTTCGTGGACTTGATCGCAAGCTGTAGGAATGTGGATCCCCATGACGTAGTAGGGCTCAAATCCTCTCTTGCCCATTTCGTCGATCACACGAACCATCAGTGCAAAAGCGGGGGAATCGTAATCGGTAACGACCTTCTTCTTGAACTCGTCTACGTTAAACATCGTTTTGTCCTCCTGAACGGTTTTGTTTGTTTGGCTCGGGCCGAGGTTACCTCTCGCAGCTATGTACCTTAGTGTGTCGCAAGCGACTGGTTGGTCAGTGAGCATTCTGTTTTACCCTTGGCCCTTGGCCTTGACTATAAGATACACCATACGAGGCCAAAAGTCAACAGGGTTTTGAAAAAAGTTTTGGCACCTTACAGAAAATCGTTTTCCCGCATGCACTTCTCGTATGTCTGTTCAATGATCCGAATGCTGATTACTGCCTTTTCGTTTTCGAACTTTGGATGGTCGTCACAGTAGTGCTTATAGGTCTTGATGTCGTTTAACACATCGTTGAAGTATTCCTCTGAATGACGTTCCTTTCTTCGGATCTCGTCACCACAACGAATAATCCTCCGTCTTGCTTCCATTGCTGCCATTTCTTGGTCCTTGGCTTCGTTGGCGTCCATCCGATCTTCAAGACCGCTCATACGATCGTTGAGCTCCTTCTGACCATCAAGCACTTCCTGATTGATAGCCTTCCCAAAAGCCTTGAGGATGATTGTCCAAGGCTTGAAACTCTTACTAAGCTCCTGAACCAAGGAAGTAATGATGATCAGAACTACACCGATGATCCAACCAAGGTTCTGTTTAATAAATTCCTCCATAAGCACCACCTCTTTAACTCCAGTTTTGCATCTGATAAGTACCACGATACATTGTGATACCAGAAAAGCTACTTACCCTCAAAGTATAGTTACCGCATGTAATCTCAACCTCACCAGTCGACGTATAGCCAATACGAAGGTAACCGAGACTGCCACCAAGCTCCATAATAGAAGCACCTGTACTGCCTCCCATGATCATAATGGTGTTAGTCGAATGAAAATAAGTCTTATCGCCATAGACACCATCAAGAATAAGCTCAGCACCGTGCAACGTAGAAGCTTCAATCGTAACACCACTAATGGCGATTGCAGTAATCGTTCCTGTCTGGATCCTGCTACCGTCGATCACAGTTGTACCATTTGAACCAAGACTGGATACTGTCACATAGCCAGCAAGGTTGATCTTGGAGGCATTGATCAGAATTGTCTCAGCAGATTGGTTGATCCTTGAAATAATCTCGCCGACACCAACTTTAGTACTGATCTCGTCTGCCGTGACCTTTAACTCTGCGAACATCACAGCGTTATCGGCCGGTGCTGGAATATATGCCGTCTTGGTATTGCCAAGCTCCAACTTCATCCGGATCGGCGGGAGATTCATTCCTTGAATCCGGACGTAAGCTGTATTAGCCGGTGGTGTAATACCAGTCCAACCATTTGTTTGATAAGCACCAGTACCAGACGGATTACGACTAATAAACGTTTTATTAGAATCGTAATACGCTACCGCATAATTGAAATTTGTTGTGTCGTCTCTAACCTGATGATATGTATACCTTGTTTCTGCTGTTACTGGAATATAGTCAGTTACAACATTGGCTGAGCTATCACCAAGTGTACCATCAGCCTTGATATATTTGCCAAGCTCGGCCGATGCACCAATAATAAGGTTTTCGTTTGCTACCTTGCTATCGGTATACTGTTGTGCACTTAGTGTGATCTGGTCAGAAGCAACTTGGAGTTGGGTTTCAAACACTTGGCGAGAAACCTGATCTTCAGGAGCCAAGGTGTAGTAGGTTACTTTGTTTCCTTTTTCCACCTTGGCCTGATGCCAAGCATTATTTTGGGCAGTATCCAAACCAACAGTGCATCGAATGTACTTTGCAGTTGCTTGAGTATGAATATCTCTACCAGCACGATAACCAGTAGTTGGCGCTGTAATATAACCACCCTGATATGTGCCAGATATGAAGTTTTTGTTCTCGTCGTACTGAACAACCGACATCCAAATTTGGATTGAAGATGGACTTGTTGAATAAGCACTGAACCGGTAGTCGGTGTCTGGATCCACTTCGATGTAGTCAGACGTCATCATATCCGACCTTGAGATAAACGTTCCAGAACTATTCACATAACCACCAGTAGCAGTTAACATGATGTACAAGTTACGGTTTACTGTCTCGATAGCATTCACCGATTGATCAGTATAGCTCTTGGCTTCAATCGTAACTGCTTGTGCCGTCTGTTCAATAGACGTATTTGTTTTTGCAATCTCAGCATATATACCAGCTTGATCTTCAACACTAAGATTGTATGCTGTTGCTTGGCTGCCTTCTTCGAACTTGATATAAATATTCCTGTCATCAGAAGTGTCAACCGAACTCTGGACAGAAATACGAACATAAGTGGTACCAGTAGGAATATTGAACGACCTACTCCAATGTTGTGTACCTGCCGGTGAAATATTGGCAAATATACTGATACCACTCGGGATTTGTTGCCCTTCTGCCAAAGGATCTTTGTTAGCATCAAAAAAATTGACACGATAATTAGCTGTACCAGATGACCAATCAAACGGAAACCAAACTTGTAACGTATATGCTACTATTTGATCTACTGGAACAGTTGGAATAGGGATGTAATCTGTCGAAAAGCCACGAGACGTGGTACTAAACGGATCGTGTTCTGTCCCGTCGCCATAGACCACCTTTCCTTCAACCAACGTCTTGTTGACTACCAAGTTGGGATTGCCGATTGGCAGACCAGCAATGGCACTGGATATTGCAGAACTGAACTCTGTTCGAAGGATTGTGTTATTTGCATCTATAGCACCAGAAAGCTCTGTCCCAAAGTCTGAGATGTCACTCGTGGTTAGCTCAAAGTGGAACTGGCCTGTCTCTAAGTCCCACCAGTTTGTTCCTGTCAAGTCTTGGATTGTGCCGGCTCTCAATACCACAGCATTTAAGATACCGACAGTGATCATACTTGCATTGATTGCACCATCTGCTGTCAGTGCCAAAGCATATGTCCCGTTATATCCATTATTACTGTGGCCAAGGCCACCTGCATTCCACCGCCAAACCTTTTGAGCAGTGTTGATGTCATCGCTATCACCAAGGTTGACAAGCTCTCTTAGCTTATCGTCTGCATCAAGGATCCACCTGAACGAACCACCAGTACTACCAGTGATCATATCGCTCTGGCGTTGAAGCTCTGACAAGAAGTATTGCTGAATAAATACCTGAGAACGAGTTACCTCTTGGACTGCCTCTGTTGCAGTTTTGATCCTTGCCGTGATAGAAGGAGCCTGTTGGGACAACGTGCAGACATCATAACCGTGGTCTTCATATTCACGATACGATACCACTTGATGATCGATACGCTTTTTCCGATTCCTATCGATTAGTGTTACCACCTTGTACAACCAAAAGTCTTCGTCGAAGTTGTTTACTTCACACTCGTAAGACCTAAAAGGAGCAGCAATGTCTGCCAACTTCTTTAATGCATCGTTGTAAAGGTTTTCGGGAACTGTATAACGCTCATCAACCCAAGCAACAGCAATTACACGAGTTGCATAAGCATTGTTCTCTACATACGGCTTGCCATCATTGATACTGGCAAACGTCATATATTCACCAGTAACTGGATCCTTTTTGCCGTATGCATATAGACGGGTGGCAAACTCTTCAGTGTTTCCTGTAAAACCAAGAGAACGAAGGTTGACATCCTCAGAGAAGAACTCACCAGACGGAGTATAGCTGTCCGGGTTGATTACTGTCAGCACCTTGGTAATGGCATTGAAGTTAAACACCACACCAAACGCCTCAGAAACCTTGGGAAGGATGTCATAAGGGACTGCAGCCCTGAAAGCCTGCCCCTCATATTCCTCAACAGTCGTCCTTTTGGTTACATCTACACCGGATTCATAGACTGCAGACCAACCAGTTGGAAGGAGCTGAGAAACCACTTGGACAACGGTCGAGTTGGTTGGCCGGAAGTCCAGCTTGACATCTTGCTTCCAATCGATAAAATCCAGCTCACAAGTGACCGTAACAAAGTCCGAATGCTCATCTACGTTCTTAACCACAAAACGGTTGCCAAAGCCATCAACCACTACTTCCTCTTGAATGTACTGATAGATTTCGTTGGTACGCTGGATCTCGAACTCTAACTTGTCACGGCCATCATAGTTGTGTTCACGGTATGCTTTATCACCATCTAACTGGAGAGGGAACTCTTCAGCAAAGTTGTTATAGTTGTGAACACGTAGCATCTTGTTCCCTCCTTTCGTTTACATCAGATAGACAGGATAGTATTCACAGACGATAGACTCAATCGGACCGTTAAACGTGATTGTACTCTCGTATGGTTGAGCAACCGGAAACTCGATCAAATCTGTATTGTTGAAATGGTTGATGTACTGATCACCAAACGTTGTTCCATCTTGGCTGTATACAGGAGCTTGAACACCTTTCAATACCTTGCCATCAATACCATCAATGACATAATAGGTGTTTGACTCCAGACTACTTACATGGAATGTATCTTGATCACCAACATGAAGCGATAGTTGATCGTTGGCTTGGACCGTTCCAGTCTTGGCAACGATCCTCATGCCACTACGAACGTTGCCAGTGTTGTATACACCAACCTCTTGATTTGCTATTTCAGTGCTGCTGGCAATGTTACGAACCAAAGTAGTACGCTTGATAGCTACCACTTCAATTGACACTTGGTAAAGGTTCCACACGCCAGTATATTCCACATCAAAGTGGGACAGTGTGCAAACATATTCAAAGGCACTGGGATCGTCCTCAGTAGGATCATGCCACCGGACAACTGCAATTCCTTTATCGAATACATAGACCAGCTTGGCATAATTGTTTTGGGCTGCATCCTTTGTCTCGCCGCCAACAATAAACTCGAACTGGAGACCACCAATACCTCTTTTGACTGTGTTAATCCAGAAGCTATGTTTGCCAACCTTCTGGAAGATATCTTTTTCGATCTCCGGTGTAACCATAACAGGCTCACTGTAGAGATCAGCGTCATAGGTGTCAAACGCGTCCTGACCGTCTATGGTCAAGATCGGGCCTAAACGCCTATGATATTTTGACTGCTGTTGATAGTAGTCATTGCGATCAATGTTCACGTTCAGGCCCTCCCTTTAACCTGTGGTAACTACTCTGGATACAACAGGTGCGACCTTACGGCCAACACGTTCGCTGTCCAGATATACATCACCGTCTCGCATTTCCACCTTAACATCGTTTTTGATAGGAGCCTTGCGAAGGATCTCAACCATCTTGTCAGCTAACAAATCATAATTGAGATCGAACGATCCGGATCCTCTCTCACTTTGAGCAATTGCCAGATCATATGCCTGACCAACAATTGCCCGAATGCCCTGAACCGATGTCAAGAACATATCACCAAGAGACGCACAATAGGAAGCTATTGTTGCCTCAAGGTTGCCGATGGCAGACCGGACTGCATCCGTGATCATTTCCATCAGGCTCTTTGTTCCAACGATAGTTTCGGAACCAGCCTCACCAGCTCCCATGAACTGTCCAGACTTAGGATCAAAACCAAAAATAGTCGGCCGATCAAGGATCATACCCTTCCGCATTGCCTTAGCATACCAACTGATACTAAAGTGTGGTACAGAAGGAGGGCTCAAACTAAATCTACCAGAAATCGAAATGTGAGGCAGACTCAAATGGGGCAGGCTCCAACTAAAGTTGAACGCATTACGAATAGCGCTTATAGCATTTGTGACAATGTTTCTTGCACCTTCCATAATGCTGCTAATTTTGCTATGGATAGAATCGAATACGCCACTTACAGTATCACGGGCAGCGTTAAAACCTTCCGTGAATTTATTTTTGATAGTATCGATTCCACTTTGAACCTTCTGGCATGCCGTATCGATAGAAGTAGAAATCTTATCGCGGATGTTGGTCCAAGCAGTGGAAGTGAACATCTTGACGTTATTCCAAGTGTTGGACAACCATTGACGAAGGTTGTTGAAAACGTTCGTTACCTTGGTCTTGATATCGTTGACAATTCGAGTGACATCGTCCCTGATGCCGTTCCAGACTGTCTTGATCACATTCCAGATCGTTTCAAGGATTGTGGTCAACAACTGAACGATACCTTCCCAAATGGATTGGAAGATACCACTAATTGCAGACCATGCGCCCTCCCAATCTCCCGTAAATACTGCAGACCAGAAATCGAAGATACCTAACAGGACATTAAGGACCGTCTCAAAGATAACCCCTATTGCTTGGAAAGCACCTTCAAAGATAGGTGCAAGGACAGAGCAAAACGCTTCCCATACACCTTTGATCACATCTGTAATATCTTGGAATTGGAAACCAAGAGCATTTAGTCGATCAACGATTCCCTGACAGAAGTTGTTGAACGTCTCCTTGATCCCTTCCCAGATACCAGAGATCTTGTTCCTGAACTCTTCATTGGTGTCCCATAGATGTTTAAATGCTGCAATCAGGACACCTATAATTGCAACAATCGCTATCACCGGTGCTGAGATACCACCGAATGCTCCCTTCAACAGACCAAGGCTCGTCCGAAGACCAGTAATCCCCTTCTTAATGTTATTAAATGCAAAGAACAGATTGCCAACACCAGTAAGGAGTTTACCAAGGACCAAAAGGATCGGGCCAATCGCTGCTGCGAACAAGGCAAACCGAATAATGTTCTGTTTTGTCCCCTCGTCCAGATTTTGGAGCCAGATAACGAAGTCCTGCAGCTGGCTTACGAACCGGCTAATGTATGGCATCAAGATATCACCGATCTGAATAGCCAGAGTTTCCAAATTGGATTTCAAAATGGTGATCTGACCTTTCAGGTTGTTCAACATCGTATCAGCCATCTGTTGTGCTGTCCCATCGGCATTGCTAATTGCTGCAGCCAAATTGTTGAAATCGTCCTCACCAGCATTGATGATAGCCAACATAGCAGGCATAGAACGAACACCAAAGATCTCAACCAAAGACTGGAGTTTCTCTTGCTCAGAAATAGGCAGGCTTGATGCATACTCTGCCCAAGCTTCGTCTCCAGCCTCTGCAGCGGCAGCAGCTTTTTCGACGTCTAATTGGACACCACCGAATGTTCCACGAAGGTCTACCATCACCGACATAAGGTCTTTTGCATTACCTTCACTATCGAAAAGGGATAGACCATATTTGTCCATCAACTCGGCAGCATCATCGGTTGGGTTGATCATCTGAGATAATGCCTGCCTCAAAGATGTACCAGCTTGGCTTGCCTTGATACCACTATTGGCCATCAAACCAAGAGCAACACTTACATCCTCTACAGAATAGCCCATGCTACCTGCAACAGGACCAACATACTTGAAGCTCTCACCCATCATTGCAACATTGGTATTTGCATTTCTGGATGCTTGAGCAAGTACATCAGCAAAATGTCCAGCGTCCCCGGCTTGTAGACCGAAAGCAGTCAAAGCATCAGTAACAATGTCCGACGTGGTAGCTAAGTCCAAACCATCAGCAGCAGACAGAGCCATGATACCGTCGATACCTTGTAGCATTTCCTCTGTCTTCCAACCTGCCATAGCCATGTACGTGAATGCTTCAGCAGACTCAGTTGCACTGAACTTTGTCTTGGCACCCATTTCGATAGCTTTATCTCGAAGTGCATCAAAGTCGTCGCCAGTGGCACCAGAAATAGCTGACACCTTAGACATTGCACTATCGAAATCAGCAGTGGTCTTGATAGCTGCAGCACCTGCTGCCATAATCGGAACCGTTACAGTTTTTGTAAGGGAAGAGCCAGCGGTTGTCAGACCTTTCCCTGCAGTGGTAAAACCTTGGCCGATCTGTTCGGACATCGACTTACTTCTCTGCTCGGCTTCTTGCTGTGCGGTTTTGAAACCTGAGATAAAACCAGAGATATCAAGATCCAAATATCCTACGGCCGTTCCAACATCTACGGGAATCGCTCTCACCCCTTTCTGTAGATGGTTTTAGTGGTATTGTCGATATATGTCGTGGAAAGACTTATACTCCTTCTTGAATACAGGCTGTTCGTCTTTATCCAATTTTGCTTGGATATAACCACATGCCTCGTCGAAACAATAAGCAGTATAAGGGTCGAGAATACCAAACAACGTGCTGGGCCTTGTCCTGTAGATTCTGGATAGGCCCAACACGTCTAAGATTCGTTCGCTTTTAACGAAAGGAATCCAGTGCTTTGACGCCAGTCTGAGTGTAGCTGAAAATAGCCATCAGTTGGTCATCAGAAAGCTGAACACCGGCTTTGGTGATTTCCTCGTAAGTCGGAGAAATCAGAGCAGCCTGAGCAATGATCTCACAGACTTCGTACATATCACCAAGCATGCCAACATTATCAGCATCCATACCACCGCTACCCTTGGTGAACAGCTCACCTGCAGTGGTTAGCAGAGCGTTGGGGATCTTCCCTTGCTTTGCAAGAACCAGCAGACTGGGGCGCCGCACTCTCGCCACAAAGGGCTGGCCGGCAGCAAAGTCGGGGAACCGAACAACCGTACCCTTGGCATAGCCCTGAAGGTCGGTGAAACTTGTGATGTTGCTTGCTTCCTCGTGGGAGACCGGAACGACAGGGACAACCTCATGCTCCTCCTGCCTGTTAAGGACAGCTTCGATCTGTTTGGTATCCATTCCAAGAGCTTCAAGCTCAGCTCGTGTGTACTTACGAGTATCCATTTTTATCTTTTCCTTTCGTTTTTACTTTGTTTGGAGACCACCCAAACACTTAGTCCTCAAGAGTGGGGAGATTGTCGACGTAGGTGATCTGATACGGCCTCTCGCCAATGTCGGCGGCAGAGTTGATCACATATTCAGGAGCTCTGAATACACCATCCTCAGCACCGAAAGCAACAGGCTCGCCAGTGCAGTGGGGATAGCTGATCTTCTCATAGTTGACGATCTGGCCAGCAGCATTGTACTGGGCAGAATAGGCATTGAGGACGAACTCCTCGCCATCGTCATCAGAACCGGCAAGAGGAGGATTGTAACCGATGATCTTGGCCGGGGTCTGAGAGTCGTAGACGATCTCACCGCCCTGGAGAACCAGAACCAGCTCGGGGTTAAACACATTGTCCGTCAGAGTCAGGCGGTTACCAGTCAGCGTGACCTGCTTCGGCTTCTGAGCCTTCAGCTTACCCTTGATGATCAGCTTGACAGCTTCCTGTTCCTCAGTCTGAGGTTCAATGGCGATTCGGTTGGCAGTCTCAAAACCGAACTCTTTCAGAGTGGCACCTTCACCAGTCTGAATGGTAATGAGGCTGCAATCGATAGTGGGGATCTCTGCCTTGGATTTCTTGACAGGCATTACACTATTACCTCCTCAGATAGTATTTGTTTCCTTATTGCTTCTTATAGTTTTTGTACTCGATACTGACCATGTGTGCCTTGTACGCATCGTCATAGAAGCTCGGGGTCTGAATGCCATTTGGTTTGATCATAGGCTCCAGAGCCTTCATTGCTTCCTTGACTACCTGAACCAGAGGCTCCAGACGACTGTATTGGAGCTTCGGGACGTAGCACATCACAGAATAGAGGTCAACATCAGTACTGAAATTGGCGTGGGCATTGGAGCCGTTGTTCTTAACCACAACATAAGGGGAGAAGCATTCACCCTCTTTCACACCGGGGAAGTACACCTCAAACGGAACACGACTGGACTTTCCTACTTCCTCAAGGATGAGAAAGATGTCCTGTGCTCTGGAATCGGCGTACTGGAATGTAGTGGGATCAAGCATAGCCAGCACCTCACAAATTGATCTTACTCATCAGGCTATTAAGCTCACTAACCATCTTTGGCCCTTCCTTGTTGACAGTCGGTCCTATAATGGCCCAGTTTTTACCATGAGCAAGCTCCAACCAAATGCCATAGCTAACACCATGTGCCAATGTGATCCGAACTACATTCTGGCTGGGCAGTGACACCTTTGCATTCAGCGTTGCCTTCGCCATACCAGTCCGATCGGTCCATGGCCTATGGTATTGCATGTCTGCTTGGATCTTACTTGCTTTGGTACCAGCATACATCAAGATAGCAGCCCTTGCCTTTGTATCGGCCTTTGACAACTTCTGGCTCAAAAGCGAATTGGGATAGTCCAGTGTAAACTTAACGTCCTGCGAAGCCATCGCCGTCTAATACCTCCAAAGAGATATCACCGATAATAGACCACTCTTGGATGTTTAATACACCTGTCACTTTCAGCCACTTGTTGTCTCCGATCTGGAGGAGATCACCGGCTTGGATACCAAGTTCAGAAACATGCTCCCACAGACATAGGATCATAGGGCTCTTCTTAGTCCTCGTTTGGGTTGTATCACCAGTGATCACAGAGATATACTCGTTCTGCTCATGGTACAACCCTTTGAGGACCATATTGTCTTTCCCTTCGACCCAATTGTTGTCTTGGGGCAACGCTTGTTCACCGAATTGGTTCTTTGCCGGCCTCTTGAACGTAAACGATCGACCGCTACGTTTGACCTCTCTCCAGATCTTGTATGCCTCAAATTGAGTATTGACCAAGACGATCAACCTCCCTTCAAGACACCAGAATTGAACTGCTTATACCTTGATGCGAGCCGCTTGAAATAGCCTGATGTGTCGGCAGTGTCGAGGCCACTGACTTTGATCGTAGAATCCTCGGACTTGATGATCAGCATTTCATAGATCGTAGCTTTCACATCGTAGCCGTTCTTCTCCAGATAGTATTCGAAATCGGCATTGTCGAAATACGGTGCCTGAGGCTCGCGTACTTCTCTCTTAACCTGTTCGATAAGCTGGGAAAGATTGACAGGTACCGGGACTTGATATCCATTGCCCATGGCCTACACCCCACTTACTCCTGATCTTCGGCACCGCCCTCAATCTCGAGAGCTTCCTTGATCAGGTTTTTTGCCTCGCCGACATTCTTGGTACCAGTGATGTCGATACCCTTCAGCTCGGCGAAACGCTTGACCTCACCTTTGGTCCACTGAGCGATCGGCTTTTCCAGAAGGTCAGCAACAAACTGATCGTCCTCACTGGGAGCGTTGGCAGTAGTGTTGGCGACCTCCGGAGTGGGCTCAGCAACCTTGGTAAAGCCCTGACGCTTGTAGATAGTCTCAAAGGCACCGTTGGTGACCTCGAATACTACCACACCGTTCGTGATCTTAACCATCTTGGCACCTCCCGCTTATGCAGCAGTGGTGTCCAGAATGTAGATCTGATCGGCCTGCTCGAAGGACGGGAGGCAGATCTGGGACACGATGGTTTCCACCTGAACAGGATCGGCATGCTTGACCGTAGTCACAGCAACACCGGTGTCGGTGATCGAGACGTTGGCGATGCTGCCAGTCATCAGATCAGACTCGGCGGGGGTGGTACCGAACCAAGTCTTGCCGAGGTCGCCGTCCGGGAACAGGACAAACGTGTTGGCAGGCATGTATGGAGTAGCAGTGCCGCTCTCGTCAGCATACCGCTTGTCGTTGACCATGACACGGATACCGACCTGATCCTCGATGTACTGACGGAGCTGATTGTCGTTCAGGGCACCAACACCGTTGGACAGAACGAAGATCGCCTTCTTGATTGCCTCATTGTTTCTCAGGTTACGCCAAGTGGCGCCGTCACACATCGCACGAGTGGGAGTAGCACCAGTGTCGTCCTGGATCTTCTCCTTGGCAACACGAATGTCCTCGATCGGATCCGCAGCAGCCCGGTTGGACCAAGAGGTGGCAGCATTGCCCTTGTGGGTAGCCGGAACACCGTAGTCGAAGCTGAAAGCCTGACCGTTGGCCGCCATCGCAACCACACCAGTGGTCAGGGCCATCATGCGCATACGCTCACGGGCAGCAGCAGCACCGCGAAGGAGCTGGACCTCGTCGTCGAAGATCCGGTTCATCACCGAATCGATGTACGCCTGATTGCCGGTCTCGAGGACCATGTTCAGCTCCTGGCGAAGCTCCTCATCGATGTAGGTACTCTCTTTGAAGTACGGCATCTCAGCAGAGAGCTTCTCGAAGCCGATACGAGGCCGAGGAATCGCATGGACGTCGAACGCAGAAGTTTTGAGAACCACAGGCAGGCCCTTAGAGCCCTTGATCCACCGAAGAGAAAGGCCTCTCTTCTTGTCGTTGGGGAACAGCTCTTCACAGGGGTACGGAGCCTCGTCCTGAGTGAGGACTTCCCAGTAGGCGGTCAGTTCAGGAGCCTGCATAAGATCGAAAATGGTCATATACTTAATTCCTCCTTATTGCTTATTACTTGTTGTTTGGCGTTTCTTACGCCTTGATGAAGCTGACGGCACCAATCTTATTGATACCAGCAGCAACAAGAGCCTGGACGCTGGTCTCCAGACGATTGATGTTGACCACACCAAAGTACAGGGCAGTGCCGTTGGCGTTGCCGTTGGTGACGTCCACATCATGGAGCAGAACCGCATTCGCGGTCGGGGTGGCACCAGTACCAGTACCTGCAGTGGCCGGAGTCTGCAGATTACCGAAATCGACGATAATCGGGGTGCCAGCCTTGGCGATCTTCTTGGCGCCGACATTCACACCGACAGCCTGAGCAACGATGCAACCAACAGACATCTGATGTTCCACGTTGGCCAGAATCTGGCGGGGAGCACCATACTCGGTGGTGGTAATACCAGAACGATTGAGCATTTACACATTCCTCCTATTGTTATAGTTTGTTTAGCCCCAGTAACTGGACTTCTTGTCCCCAGTTTTTCCTTTCCGCTGGGCAGCAAGGCGAGCACCAAGGCCTTTGTTGGCATCATCCTTGCCCTTAGCCTTGTCACCCTTGATCGAAGAACCAGTCCCTTTCTGGCCCTGCTTCTTCTTTCCATCCTTGCCGTCCTCGTCTTCGTCAGAATCACTGAACCAAACGGGGTATTTGGTTTTCAGCTCACCGATGATGGTTTTCAGGTCTCCACCTTCACCAGCAGAGGCCAGCTTTGCCATAGCAAGGACAACCACATCATCAACGAACTGCTTCTGGACACCCAAAATCATAGCCTCGGCTTTTGCCTCAGCGATGGCAGCTCTCTGCTGAGCTTCATTGAGTGCCGCCTGTTCTGCGACCTTCTGTTCGGCCGCCTTCTCAGCGTCAGTTTTCTGACTATCGATAAAAGCCTTCACAGCGGCAACCTGAGCAGCATTCTTCGGATCAATGCCAAGCTCGTTGTACGCGGATGTACGGCCCTGACCCTTCTCGCGAGCCATCATCCGAGTAACCTGTGCCTGAGTGAAAGTCTTCTCAGCCTGCTTGTTCTTATCAGTGCCTTTGTCGCCTTCGGCACCGTTACCGTTGTCAGAACCCTGACCACCAGTTTCGACGTCTTCCTCTTCGTTTACGTCGACCTGATCTTTCTTCACTTCGTCAGCCATTTTTACTTTCTCCTTTTCTTCATCCATGTTTACTCATGGTAGATTATTTCCTCGGTATTGTTTTCGGACGTAACCAAGGTGAACGTCCCCGGGAACTTTCTCAACATTCCCAACGTATGGTCTTGCAACCTCTTGGACTTGATTTCGACCATACCACCCAGCATCCTTGCAAGCTCGCGATTCCGTTGACGGATACTTTTGTTCAACCGCTTCTTGGCAGTGTTGAGATCCTTTTCAAGATCGTAATAAGTACTGTCTTTCAAAAGGACTTTGTACACCTTCCGACAAGCAGGGCAACAGAAGTATGTCAACTGAAATGTACCGGGACCGATAACAACATCGGATTCCTTTATGTTAACAGACTGTAGAGGAAACTCATATTTGCATTGATCACACACGATTGTTTTGGGAGAGGCTTTTGCAGCCTCATACAGCTTATTCGTAGTCTCCATTGAAGACCACCTCAAACTGTTCTCCGGTCTCATTGTCGTGGGCCAACTTACCGGTACATGTAGCTTGCAATTGGTTCCTGAGAGAGCTCAGGTGCTTTCGAGTTGCCTCAAACTTGGCCTGTTGTTTCTGATGCGGTTTCCACCCTTTACTTCGTCTGGCCATCAACTTACATATCTGTTTGCTAAGATCGTGAAGAATCTCCAGAGTAGTCTCATCGTCGACCTGAACGAAATGACGCTTCTTGCAATTTGGGCAATCGTAATATGTCAGCCATATTGATTGCTGTTCCAGTTGGTATTGCTTCCGGATCACGTTGTTGCTATCCAGACGGAACTCTGCCTTGCAATCTGGATTAGTACAACGAGCCTTTTGCAAAACGATGTTTTTCATTGGCTCCTCCTTCCAACCAGAAAAGGACGGTGTAGCCGAACTACCCGCCCTCTCCTGAGATTGTTGCCATTTATTCTATTTTCACCGGCATTATACAGGATTGTTTTCTAAAGGTCAACAGGTTTTTCAGATTTTTCTTGAATGTTTTATTTGGCTACATTTTTGTAGCCTTTCTTAAACCGCTCTAAAATCGTTTCTAAGGCGTTTTAATTCTTAGATGTAGATTTACCCTCTTGGGCCTCCTTAAACGTCCTGAGAGCGGATCCTGTTTCCTTCTCCGCCAAGATAGAATCGACTATCTTTTCCGAAGCAATTTCCAGTTTGATTTTGATGTTAGGACTCAGTTGCCTGATCCAACTTTCCGGGATTGCTTCATAACCTTCTTTGGCTCCTACCAGACCACCTGCCAGAGCAGCAATGGTATCTGCATCGCCGCCATTATTCACTGCTCCCGTGATTGCACCCTTGACACCAAAACTCTGAGCATAATACAAAGCATTGTTGAGAGTATTCCGGACTTTGCCAGAAGGCTCCATCAACCTCTGTACACGATCAACAGGCTTACCGTAAAGATAACCATTGATTGCTTGAGTGTAGATCGTAATTGCTTCTCTGCACTGATCGTTAGGATGAGTCAGATCACCTTGGGCAATGTTCCAAGACAGCCGACCAAGAAGTGCCAGAGGAAGTGCCCTCATCAGGCTGCCGTTTCCAATGGCTGCTTCACCATCAACAGGTCTATTGAACTTCAATGCAGTGATTGCATTAGCACACTGACTACCTACATCAATCGGACCAGCATCCAACCAACTGATGAAATTGGATTTAGTCTTTTTGATAAATGCGGACTTGGTTCTGGGGCAAAGCTCCCATGCTTTGTAAACGCAATACATCATTTGGGTGTCATCAGTTACCTTGCCCGGCTTGATGTTCAACCAACCACCACCAAGAATCCGATCAACAAAACCGTACTTCTTTTTGATCGCATCGCGATCCATAAACTCAGTGGTTGCTCCCATTGCATCACCAATAGCAAAGCAGAACATTGCCCCTTTAACCTTGTTGAGCAGCTCATTCCTTGACATACTCATTGCACTTGCCTCCTAACAAAACTCCGACCGGCTTCCTTACCGGATATGCTTCGCACTTCGAAACGTTCCCTAACTTGATTGCATCGGGGAACCGCAACACACAGTCCTTGCAAACCAAGTTATCGTTCGTAATCCCAACTACTGCTCGGGATTCACTTTCGATCCTATCTTCTAACGTTGCCATTTGACCAACCTCCTTTCCGGTCACAGTCATTATACACCAGAGAGACTATTTGGTCAACAGGGAGACAAAATCGGGATCAATACCAAGGACATCAAGATAGGCGCGAATGCTGGATCCTTTATGACCGTCACTTGCTTCTACACGATCAACGATTACTCTCGTACCAGCATTCAAAAGGGTTTCACCTTCAGCAGTACCAAATTGAGAGATACTCATAATGGAACTTGCTTCGGAACCTTGAGGAACACGAATGATCAACTCAACGTTACCACTGAAACCTTTGTCCCAATGACTGGACGTAGAAGTAAAACCTGCGAACGTTCCAACCTTGCCAGATAACAGATCGTTGATTGCTTCTGGTGTCATATTGCTCAACATTACCTTGTTGTCATGGTAGTCTCCCGGAAGCAGGCCAGCAAGATCACCAAGGCTTGTACCACGGCGAACAATAAGCTCGCTCTCAAGAGATGAATGGGACAAACCTGCTCTGGCTTCTCTGATAGCAGCAAGTTGACTATTGCTTACTCCAGAAGCTGCTCTTGCCTCAGCATGGCTCATGCCTGTATACCGATAACGTAAATAGTTGTTCATACTATCGTACGATCCACCTGTATACGTTCTCAGACCAGCAGATTGAGAGTTTGTCATATTCGCAAATGCCCTTGCCTCCATCGAAAGCATCTCAGACGTGCTTTGGCTACCACCATAAGACCTATCTTGGATTGCCTTCAACATTTGCTGTGGAGTCATCTGGCCGGGTGCTCTACTGAGTGCTGTCCTTTGTGCTGCCTGTGCTGTGGCTTGTGCTGCAGCCTGTGCTCCACCTTTTGGAACATAGATATTTTGCTCGTACCACTTTTGCCAAGTCAATCCAGAAGCCTCTTTCAACTGTTGGGCAAGAGCTTTCCCTTCTGGAGGGAGTTTGGTGTACCAGTAGTTGAACGTCTTGCTACTTGAAGTCCCGTACTTATTAACAAGAGCTTTTGTCGGATCAACGATGTCTGGCTTTTGAACACCACCAGAAGTTAGCTTGGCAAGATTCTTGTCATACCACTTTTGGATCTCTTGGTACGGATGGGGCGAACCCCAGTCCTTCCCTTGGAGCTTCAAGATCTCCGTTGCCTGCTCATGGCTCAGTTGGTGTGACCACTCTGAAAAGCTCTGAGGCATATTTCCCGGAGTATAACCAAACTGTCCAAGCCACTTCTCTTGGAGAGGTGTGAATTGGGCCACATTCGGTTGGTAGCCAAAATTCTTACTGAACTCGTCGATCTCGGGGAACGTCCCATCAGGACTGTTGACCCAATCTGCGAGCTGATCGATCATCTTGTCGATGTCAACGTTCGGCTCAAATACGCACATCCCATTTGGATGATCAAGAGGAAGCTCGTCCTTCTTGAAGTGTTGGTTGTCCCTCTCTTCACATAGTGCACAAGCTCGGGAACCATTAGCATGCCAGATATAGTCCTCAACAAAAGGATTCTTCTGTGTGGTTGTTACAAAGCTCTGCTGATAACTGTGCTGAACCAAAGTCCTTGCCAAACGTTGAGCATTGTAGTCGACCTTCTTCCTGTAGATCAACTTTCCGTCTGGTGCCTTGAGATTCCAAGGCTTCCTTGCTTCTGGCCTGACATATGCTTCCAGACTTTTTGCTATCTCATAGATTGAGCTGTTCTGTGCTACGCCTGCAGCTACTACACCGTAAATATCTTTGAGGACTTGCTCATTGGCACCCCATATAGCACTTGAGAGGTTCCATCCACCACCATACAACTGCCCTGTGGCAAGCTCCCTGACTATTTGGTCGGGAACCGATCCAAAGGCAACATTGATAGGGCCGGGAAGAAAACCAAGGCTCTCAAGCCATTTGGAATTGACACCAACAGTAGCATCTGCCATGATGTACAAGTTGTTTACAGTGTGATTGAGGATCTCGTTTGTAATTCCTTGGCTTGTTGCACGAAGTTGTGCTTCCAGCTGTCTAAGCTGTGCTTCAGTTACCGGTGCACTGGAATTTGTCTTCAACGAGTATTGATGAGCCTTAGCTGCCAGCTGGTCTGCCCACTTGTCATACAAAGCAGCTATCTCTTTTTTCTGAGACTCGGTCAATGCATCCCTAACAGCCTCAGCGTCTGTGAATGTTAAGTTTTTAGGCATGACCGAGTCTCCTTTCTGTTTTATTCTATGACCTCAAAGGGATCAGTGTTTGGCCGCAAGGACGACAGACGGGTTAGCGACCCACCACTTGGAGCATAACTGTCTTCGATGATTTCTCTCTCCATAGCAATCTGCCGGAGCTCTTCATCAACCTCGTCATCAGTCAACTGCCTCCACTTCTTCATGTACGCCTTACGGGACATCGTTTTGCTTTCGACCTCACTGAGGTCCATGTTCTTTTCCTCAACCTCGTCTTCAGGAAGAGGAGTGTTCTGCTCAACCTTGACCTCGTAGGCAACCGGAGTGACAACGTCATCGGTGTACTGAACGATGCAATTGGGATAAGCCATTGCACCTTCGATTAAGATATCGACCAACTTCCTCAGAGCAGGCCGCCAAGTCTTCATCTTTTCCTTACACCGAACAATCAAAGGCCAGTAGATTGCCTTCAAAGCCTTGCCAGAAGTGATCACGCCAGTCATCGTCTCAGGATTGATGCTTGGCATATCCACCTGTTCGTAGCCAGAGGTCTTGATCCTCTCAAGAGTGGTCTTCAGAGCTGCCGAATACTTCATCGAAGGCTCAAGCATGCCGACCATTGGATGGGCTTCTTCGAGGTTCTGATCGGATCCAAGATCCCAGTGGGAACCAGCAGACGAGGACAGATTCTTTGTAGAATTGCTATCCATGTCCACTGTGTACCTGATCGGGTTCATCGACTTCCGTTCAGCATCCTTGTCACCATTACTCAGTTTGGAATACCACTCTTCATAACTGGCAAGGAGCTCAACCTCAGACTCACCATCAATGTCTCCAGTCAGGCCATCATTAGTTACCACTACAGCAGGGATCGTCCTCATCAGCGTAGGCTGGAACTCAAAAGACGTTTCCAATTCTGTTCCGGCACCGTCAAACAGCTTTTCCTCAAGCCAGACGAAACCATCTTCACCAAGAACGTACTTCTTCATAAAGATCCGCTTGTCTGTCTGAGAGCTGGAATCCCGAACAACGATAAAGCATACAAACTTCTCAAGGATGTTATTATTGCCAACCTTGAATTGGTATATAAACTGTGTGGCAGGGAGGAAAGTGATCGTCACACCATCTTCCTCATTGAAGTTGGCAACCATTGCCACACGCTTGCCAATGAAGCAGTCCTTGGAGCCTTTCAACAGGGCATCTTCAAAACTGTTCTTATCGAAAATAGTCTTGATCAGGTCGTTGATTGTGGTCAGTGCATCCTTTGCCTCTTCGGTAACCTGTCCAGCATCACCTTTAGGCTCGACCACAATATCAGGGGCTTCGGCAAAAAGGAAACGTGCCTCCTTATTGATCAAGGTTGCCACCATCTTATACCGTAAAGTGGCAGGCACATAATCGCCATGGGTACCTTCGACCGTGAATGCCTTCCCCTTCTTGTATATCCTGTAGTATTTGCAGATCTCAGTCATCTCAGCCAGCAGATCACTGGACGGACCTTCAACCTCTCTACTGATCAGGGTATACGGTATACGATTGTAAGCAGTTATTACCGCAGCATCACTGTCTTGCTCGACCTGTATGACTTTTTCCTCTTCACTCAAAGCCATAACGTACCTCCTTTACTTACTCTGTCGGATCGGGCTCTGCCGAATCAGGCTCAGTCTGAACGATTTCAGGCTCAATGGGGTGCTCATAACACTCCACTTTGATAGTATAACCTCTATCGTCCAGAAGGGTGGCAGAATGCTGAGGGACAGAGCTGACCGCAGCAGCAGCCAATACCGCATGCCATTTGCTTTCGGCTTCTTGCCGAGTTTCATGTGACGTCAGAATATGAGCAATCTGATTACCCGTTTTCTGAATCTCTAAAACAAGGAACATATTAGCCCTCCTTTTGCACTTACACTTATCTAACTATTTACCAACCAATAGAATATACATCAGGACTCTCCATACGTTGTTGTCAACAACAAATATAATACTCTATTTCTTTTTCCCTTTGCCCCCCAACATAACAACTGGGGGCTTTACCGTACAAAGTGTCATTACCAATATCACGGAAGATAATCCGTAATTGGCTGGCCAAGCCCGAGTTTATCGCACATGAATTTAAAAATCAGAGCATGCGTAGACTCTTTCATATGCAGCTTATCGTTGAAGAGGCTGTTTAATTCTGTGCCGGTATTGACGCAATAGTTCAGCAGGAACTGATAAAAGCTGATCAGCTCCAAATTGCAAGTACCGCAAACATTTGCAATCGCGCTTTCGACATCGGCCATTTTTATTCCCGCTGACGCACCTGTCTCAAAGCCATCTGTTGCCGGCGTCGGGGTAACCAAAATCACTTCCGCACCACGCTTCATTTGCATGTCTGTAAATTTATAGTATTTATCAAAAATGTAACTGGGTGTTCTGCCGCCGCCGCGATCGTTTGTGCCGAGTACGGCAATATACAAATCGTAAGTCTTGTCATTTGTCGGTAAGTAAGATGTACCGCTACCTGTGCTTCCTTTATTCTCTGCGGTTACATATTTGTGGATATTGATAGAAGATACTTGAACCGTGCCGCTTGATCGTGTAATGAGAAGAGTGTGCTCAGCCTCCGTCAAATCCTCCGCAATGTATTGAGTGCCGTTGTTGGTATCATACGATACAGATTCGCCGCCGTCAATGGATATAAGTGCAACGCCTTTATTTACTTGACCGAAATTCACTTTTAACGTTGTCCCATAAAAAGAAAGACTGATAAAAGTTGGAGTATCATTGAGTAGAATTGTACCCGAGTAACCTTTCCCAGCCCATGTACCATACTTCCCATAGGGATATAAGGTAACTTCTTTGTCAAATACTTCTGTGATGCGCTGGCAGAGCAGGTTCGCCCAGCAATTTTGATAATACCGGCCGGTCGAACCGGTTTCCAGTCCGGCGGTATTGGAGTCGCCGTATATTCCGACGGCTGTTTTAATGGTGGGATTGTAAAGAGGAGCCATCCGCTTTAAAACCGATTTGTAAGCGGAGAAGCGCTCCAGCATCCCACTGGGAATTGAATCACCATACGGTGTAAGAGAATCCGGGCGGGTGTCTCCTTCAACCAGATAAATAGCAGTTTTGAAAGCATTAGAGCCATAGTCAGACGATGAAATATTTAGTCTTATATAAGCACAGTTACCATAGGTTTCAAAAGGAAGATTTTGAGTGTATCCGAGATAATTCTTATCGACGTCATAAAAACCGACCTTCTTATAAATACCGTAATATTTAGTCTTGGGCTTAACGCGAATCCAACCTGTTAATGCATCAGAATAACCGGAAGCCCTACTTTCCTCCGCACCAGTGGAATTATTAAAGGAATAATTTACTTTGACTTCGTCTGGCGGTATCAGATTATTGGCTACTGTTTTCTGAACAAAAAGGTCGTGCTCAAAGTTTTCATAGCTGATCTTCTCACCGATGTTATCGTTGAACACACAGGCTTTTGGCAATAAGATTTCGCCATATGGCTGATACGCCTTGAGCGTAGTCCCGAAATTCGCCATTGGAGCGGTAACGGCTTCATCACGATACCA